TTTCTATTCTGTGCAATAGTTCCGTTTATACCATAAACCGAACTTATTAAAGTAAAAAGCGAGGACAAACGTTTTGAAGATAATGGTATAGCTAAAGGTTTCGTGTGGTGTAAAATCTGCTAATTGTGATATTCATTAAAGTACAGAATATTTACAATTAACGTAGTTTAAGAAAAAAGTGTAATTTTCGTTGCTTTTTTGGTGGTTATCTTAATAAAATAGCCACCTATCTACAAGTGAATAAGCGGCTATTTATAGTCTAGAACTTCCATTCTATTATCTTGTATTGTACATCAGGAGATTCTTTCTTCATAGCTAAATATCGCTGCTTGTTACAAATTCCGTTCGATTTAACTTTCCTTATTAGTTCCTCTGCCTCATCTCTATCTCCAAACAAGTCGGCATCAATTCTCAAATTTGCATAAAACAATCCTGGACGACCGAAGAAGTTGCTTGTAACGACCGCAATCTTTTCGTGGTTCTCGTTGTATACGGCCACATAATATACCTTTCTAATGCCGGGAATAACTTTCGAAAATTTCGATTTTAGTTCCTTGAATGAGATTTCTTGATGAGAAGCGTTATCTGGAAAGCAAAGGGAAATAGATTCTTTTAATTGCTCGTCCGTTGGACAATATATGTAGTCAGCAAGAATCGCCTCTGCATAATTATCGCACTTACTGAAATCGAATAGTAAGGAAACACCATCGGCAAGAAAGGTAAGATGCTTTGTCTTTCTTTCCATATAATCCGCTTATCCGTGATGCGTAGGGCTTAAAAATTATTACTCGTCAATAATATCACATCCATTGATGTTTATGTATTCAAAAACGCCTTTATTCTTGCGTTCCTCGTTCCACTTTGCAACTTCTAACTTTGTGACAGAATCACGACCAATGAGTTTCGCTGCATACTTTAATGCCTCGTTTTTATTCTTAAACTCTTCTCTGTGATATTCTCCATCTACATACGAAGTCAATACAGAGCAACAGTTGAAGTATTTGCCTTCTGCGTCGTTTGTAGCATAGACCTCACACATTTCCTCTTCCACTATGAAATACACCTTCATGCCGTCATAGTGTTTTTCGAGGAGCTTATTGAAGTCTGTTGCTCCCCATGCCTCCTCTGCATCGATGCTCAAGAGACCATCTGACAGCTCAAGATTCTGGATAAATCCACGAATGTAGCTATCACCAATTTCCTCGCCAAGAGCCAGGACAATGTTTCCTTCCCAGTTCTCAGATGCTCCTTCCTCCATTACAGGACGCTCTTTGATCATAAACGCCTTGCAAAGGTTGTTTAACTCCTGAAGGTTCTTTTGGTTGCCTTCAATACGATAGCTTGTTGATGCCCAATTTGCCATAATTCTTATTTTTTTAAAGTTATTAATTGCAGGAGCCGAAGCTCCCTATTTTTGGCTAATCGGGGCCGTTTTAAAAAATCCCCTCCTACCCTCACGGGCAAGAGAGGACGCTCATTTAAACAAATCTAGCTATGAAAAACTAGAAATATCTTATTTTCCGCACTTAACAACTTCGAAAACACGATGCTCTCTGTCGGCGGAAAGTCTATTACCTTCTTCATCGCATATGTGGCCATCTTCGTTGACCCATAGCTTCTGGTTGAACATTTCTTCGCACATTCCCAGGATCTTAAGATATTCCTGTGCCTCGAAGATGACGTTCTTGCCATCACGCTCTGCCATCTTGAAGTTTTCGATAAGGTCAGGATTCAGGTCAGGTGCAGTGATGTCGTACTCATCCATTTCATCGTGATAGTGGATGTTGAGAATCTCCAACTCTTCCACCATTGCGGAGTTCGTACCAATCTCGCCAGTCAGAGCCTTCATAACGGTCTCCTTTTCTAGATTTTCGTACTTCTTCCGACACTCGTTGATGAGTTTATTCAACTCTTCTTCTGTATAATCTTCTACCATATTCATTATTTTAATTGGTTAAACAATGGCAGGAGATGGCTGCTAACCACCTCCAGTTTTAGCTTAATCCTCATCTAGACCGTTATCGAGGTCTTCTTCATAGACGCCGAACAATCTCAGTGTATTGCTGTCAATCTCGGTCTTACCGACAATGTAGCGCTGTGTCATCTGTATATTAGGCATACCGTTACTGGTATGTCCCATCATGACGGCAATCTGCTCCAACGGCACACCCTTCTTTGAGAGATTCGTTGCGAACGAGCGTCTGCCGGTATGGGATGATACGAACCGATACTTCTTTCCAGTCTCTTCCTTTCCTGCCTTGAACACCTTCGTGTTCGTATCTATTCCGCAGTCACGACAAATATCGCGGAGTGCTCTATTGAACGTCCTTTCACCTATCTCACCCGGAAGAGGCTCGTCACCAGTACCGCATACGAGGAACGGACGTAGCTTCTTGTGAAGAGGAACCCTTACCTCGGTCTTTGTCTTCTGAGTAACATAGACGAGGAAGTGTCCCGTATCATCTATGTTCTCTTCCGTCATTCTCTGGCAGTCGCTGTAACGTGCGCCACAGAGACATTCCATGATAAACATTCTCTGAACATATCTTTTTGTTTTCCCGTGAGGGTTGTACTTTATGATTCTGTTTATCTCCTCATCAGAGAGATATACAGACTGGACCGGTACAGCCTTCGCTCTAAGTATTCTGCCGAACGTAGGACTAGGAATTTCCCTGGTAGCATCGTTCTCACGTATCACAGCCTTGATGGTTGCACATACGGTTCTTGCCGAGTTAGGAGCGTAGTTCTCCTGGATCTTCTCGAAGAGGTCACGGAGGTTGTCGTCGGTGATATCTTCCCATAATGGCTTATGTCCAAGCATCTCTTCGAACATTCTTACAACCTTAATAAGCTTCGGATATTTCCAGATGTATGCGCCATAGAACGTGTCATGCCTCCAGGCGTTGCTGTGATAATTGGCGAACCACCCCTGCTTGATGGCAGTCTTGTACTTCTGCTGCTGAGTGTAGCTCAGAAGTCTCTCCCAATCTCTTGTCTTGATTCTTATTTCTTCTGTCATAATTCTATAATTTTGGTTACTAGTGGCAAAGATACGAAAAGTTTATAATATAAACCATCGTCTTTGCCGTTTTTAACGCTAATTTAACCTTCCGAAGCAGTCTGCTTCTCGACTGATACGAGTTCTATCGTATCTTCATTCCAGTCATTCCATACCTCTGCATAGTCATCTGCCTTATCTTTGGCATCTCTTTCTGATTCTGCAAGGAATACATAAGGCTCATCCATGTCAGCAGTAGTTCCGTCTTCATAGATGAATCTGTACTTTGCCACATAAGTGCTGACGTATCCACTCAGTTCGTTATTCAACCCGGTCGCAATATCAGCGAGTAGCTCGACCGATACGCAATCGTCCAATGCACCTACCTTGTGAGGTTCTTTATAATAGCCGGCACCGACACTTATGGTGAAAACCGGGATATCGGTATCACCACTACCTAACTCTACAATATCTACAAGACTGCTATTGTTGACTACTACAGGCCAGCCAAGTTCTTTCTTCTGCACATTGTGCTCTCTCATTATCTCACGGATGGTGCATGCAAGTTCCATCTTTGCCGTTGAACGCAACTCGTCAATCTTGTCTTTCAATACTTTTCTATCCATAATCTTAATATTTTGGTTTGACTTGATGCCCACCGTTCCCGGCAGGCTTGTTTGGCTTACTGGTTCTCTACGATATGATTGGCAATCTCAGCCTCAATGTGTTCCTTGAACCATCTGCACGCAGCATCAAGCTTCCATCTGAGGTCGTCATCGTGTATATAGCTCGTCATTGTGCGGGCATTCTCGATATCCTGGAGCATCCCACACACTCCATAGTGATACTTCTCGTCCTCATAGAGCTTGTAGTCAAGCTTTCGAACTAAAGTACATTCATCCTCGGTTACATCGAACGTATCTCCGTCATCGTCCTTGAGTGATATTCGGTCTCCTGATATATCATCTACGGTGCATATCTTGAAATTCTCGTACCACTTATCGAAATCATCAGGATCCGGATTGTTCCATATAACCTTGTCGCCAAGCGTTACGCTGTTTCCGTTAACGTCCGAGAACTCTCCCTTCCAGTTGATTCCATTGCCCTCGTACTCATCGATAAGACCTAGCCAGTCCTCATCGGTTGCCTTGTCCAGGCTATCGAGGTCTTCCTTTGGAGTTTTACTGTGTCTGCGGAAGCAGTTTATTGTGTCCAATGTCTCACCTGGGTAATCATTCTCGGATGCGAATCTCTTTACTCTTTCAATATCAGTCATATTCATAAATTTTAATTGGTTAATACTGGGAGCGTGAAACAATAATGTTCCACGCCTTGTTTGGCTTTACACCGGCAGAGACACGATATATTCTTTCTTTTTCTTTCGTGTTCTGCTCTTCACAGTGAATCCGCAAAAGTCTCTCAGCCACCCGGCAGCATTGCCGATGAAAGGCTCGTTCACTACAAGGATAGGACGAAGCATCCCGTTCTTCTTCATGAACTGATAGTCGATGAAGCCGAACGGGTCATCCGGATCCTCACTCTTCTTCTCCCACACGCTGACATCGAGATAGTCGATGAAGTCTCCTTCTGGCGGGTTATCCATCTCGATGAATCTCTTCGGCGTAAGGAGAATCGTATCCTTAGGCTCGTGGGTCATAAAGAAATTCTCTATAACCTCGTTGAACTTGTTCATGTCCATCTGTTTCTGGACAATGCCCTTTCTTTTCATAATGTCGGAAGCTTTGAGCATTCTTGTACCTCTTCTTGCTGTTGCCATAATTCACAAATTTTAATTGGTTAGACATAGTACCCCGTCATTTCGACGAGGATTTTGGCTAGTGTGCGAGGAATCCTACCGCCTGTCCTTTCCCGATAGACCAGCACAACCTATCTTCCTTCAGACACTCTGTGCAGTTTCCGGTACACAGACGTGTTCCTTCCGGAGCAGACGTTCCGCTCTCGAAGATAGGATGCGCCTCCGGAAATCCGTGGCGGTTATCCATCTTGAGACCAAGCCATCCGCTGAATAGGATGTGCATGTTCTCAGGAATGACGTTGCCCTCATCGAGATACTCGTTACACACATCGAACATCTTCGTGAACGCCAGGAACTTGGTATCCTTATGCTTGCGAGCAATCTCGCACATCTTGTCAAGATACCATTTATCCTGGATGTCACCACCGATGTGGAATCGGAATGCACGAGGGAATCGGTAGTCGAGATACCCATCTATTTCCTTGAAGTATCGCTCGGGATCCTCATGGTAGATTGCAGAATTGATAGCTCTCGTCTTGATGACCTCCTTGTAAATCATGTCATTGCGCAGGTCGTAGCAGCTCTTGGAGCAGATTGAACAGTTACCGCAATCCATGACCGGAATGAGCGACACGGATGGGATAGCTCCCAATTTTGTGTTGCCATCGCTGATCTTGACATGCAAGTCGCTGACGTTCTCTAATGCGTTCTCGTAAGCTGCCTGTGCCTTTGACAGACGAGTCTTCATTCCTTCCTTACCTAATGTCCAGTAATTTCTACTCATAATTCTAATTTGATTGGTTAAACTTTGCGAACAAAAAACCGGCGTGTCTCACAACAGACCGGCTTTGAACCATTTAAACAAAATTTAGTTATGATATGAGTAGTCAGCCGCTGCTAACGACTGACCTTTTGGCTAATCTTTCGGTACATTCCAGTGGAATGAAATCGTAGCTTCATCTTCGTAGATGGAGAACGATATTAGTAGTTTTGCGTCTCCCTCACGCTCGTCATCTATGTACTGCTTGTACGCCGGAACCATGTAGGTCGTTAGGTGACATTCGTCTTCAGTCAAGTTTTTTATGACTGCATTTCCGAAATCATCAAGCTTGTCCGTGCTTCTGTAGGGCTGCGGGATGCATTTCAGCTCGACAACATTGTTCTTTACGGTGGCCATTACCGGAACACCGGCAATGAATCCTAGATACGTATTACCTGAGAATGCGTAGCTTCCGTCGTCGAACATATTCTCTTCCCACCAGTCCAGCATGACATTCTTGTTGTCAAGGGGTGCTGGAGTAAGCTTGTCTACATAGATTATCTTCTTGATCTTCTTCATAATTCCTCATTTTATTTGGTTAAACATTGAATCGGTTACCGAATCAGTAACCGACTTTTGGCTAGAATGGTCCCCGGCTGGCGCCTTACTCTATAAGTTCGATCTAGAGAGCTTTAGCTCGAAGGATTACCTCCAGTAGTGACTGGAGGAGATCCTTCGTTGAAGAAGCTCTTGTGAATTGCTGCCGGGCCACCATTCTTCAGGCGGCGAACCTTACGTCTTACTGATGATTACTTATTCTCGCTCTTGGCTTTCTTCCATTCAAGAATCTTGCCCTGGACGCTGATATTATTGTCCTTGACAAGCTGCTTGAGTACACCGAGCATCTTCCAACCCTCTTCATCGTAGAGCTTGGCTTTAGAGTCAAGCTCTTTCAGAGAATTGGCCTCTGACATCTTTCGTCCGTTCTTCATGAATCTTGCTCTATGGAACATGATGAGGTTTCTCATCGTGTAGTAGGAACCAGAACCCTTGTAAGCATGAATGAATGCATCTGCCTGCTTGGTGTCCCATGCGAGATGCTTGCGCTTCTTATTGAACTCACGAACGGTATCGTAGAGCTCCTTGTAGGTGTAGGTCGGAACAGCACCCATCTTGTTGGCAAGGTCACGGAGAGGATTGTACACCTTTCTATCCAAGTCAGCGACGAAGATGTCCTCGTTCTGAAGACGGATATAAGGATTACCCTTGCAGGTATGCTTGTAAGTCTTCTTCTTGTTTCCATCCTTGTCTTTCTTGACAGTGTAGATGCACTTGTCGTCAATGTAGCTGCGAAGCTTGTTAATATAGTCAATAGCCATATCGTGTGCTACGCAGCCGTTGAACCAGCGATTTCTCGCCTTGGTGTTCTCGTAGTCCTTGTGGTCACACATCTTCATCTGAGCATACAGCTCGTTCTCCAACATGCGCCACTGATACTCGTAGCCTTTCTTCTGCAACACCTCGTTGAATGACTTGCCGTCCTTCTCCATGTCTCGCAACATGTGAAACATCTGGCTCATCACCCAACGGCGGAACAGCTTCCAGTTACTTACGTATCCACCCTCGACAATCTGCTTGCCTACCGCATCGATGGTCGCATCGTCCATGTCTACAGGAACTGCTGCGCCATTTTCGATCTTGATAAGCTGGTCGTCACCGAGAGGGAAATATTTACTAGTATCAACGCCTGCTGCCTTAAGAGCTTCGAGACGCATCTGCGCCTTGGTCTTCTTGGTAGCTGCTGTAGCCTCTACGTTCTTTGTTACGATGTTCAAGTTCTCACCAGTGATTGTTACAATCTGCTTCATAATTCTAATTATTTTAAATTGGTTACTAAAAATTTATTTAACTCTAGTGGATGAGGCTTACGCCCCACCCTTGTTTGGCTCAACCCAGTCTCTGAGGATAATCAGGTCTCTGTCATTTTCAGACCTCCAGAACCATGTTCCCCATCTGTTCTCCCACGCAAGGTTTCCTCTTAGAAGCTGAATCAGTATGTATAGTTCTAGCTTACATCTAGCTACCTCCCTTCGTTCACCGTACATCATATCTTCGTCCGAGAGCTCTTTCTCTGGCAAAGCCTTGAAGTAGTAGCGGCGATGGGATTCAGAGCGTTCCGAAGGCACAGAATGCTTGTATGCCTTATATCTCTGTTCTATTGCGAACAGGACTACTGCATGTGTCAGGTAAGGTGTATCTTTCGGCTTATCTTCCTCGGACATCACTATCTTACCATTCACCCTACATGTTCTCTTCTGGAAGTTGATGGTGAACTTAGCACCATTCTCAACTGCATTGATAATCTCGTCGTATGTCATAATTCTATTGTATTGGTTAATAGTGATAGCCCGGAGGCTATCTTTTAGGCTAATGCGTTCAATACTCTGTGGGCGTTGTATGCGACAGGATTCTGATACTTCATCTCCGCATTGATTCTACGCTCACAAATCTCAATGCATCTCTCGTGTGCAATATTCTCGGATAAGGCATCAAACTCGATATGGGTGCTGCCAGATGATGGCTTGCCCACACAATACTTGTGCCCGTCACGATAGCACACGATTTTTTTGTTCACTCTGTAGATAGTTCTACTTCCCTTCTGTGAAATTGTAATCTTTCCCATAATTCTATTTAATTGGTTAATGGAAGAGGAGCATGCAAGCTCCCCTTGTTAGGCTGTTTCTTTTAGTTTGATTCCATTCTCTTCGAGAGCGTCTTTAATCAGCTCGTCAGAGTCCTCGTAGTACTCTCCCCAGCAGGAATCAATCTTTTCCCACTCGTAGGAATCAGAAGATTTACCGTCTTCGTACGATTTTGTATACGGGCGTTTCTTTTCTAGGACGTAACCTTTTACATCACCCCACATCCACATACCAATATTCTTGACTTCGCTCTCAAACAGCTCGATGGCACGATTCTTCCAGTTCTTGGTATTCGTATCCACCATCTTCTTGAAGCGCTCCTTGTCGCAGTAGGCATATCCGCTGACATAATCTCCCTGGCTGTATCCAGTAGAAGACCACTCGTAGAATGCAATATCCTTGCAGTCATGCAGAAGATACGTAAAATCGTCCTCTTCGAGGATATCACAAAGCTCCTCTCTATAGTCGAATCTCTTCAAGTCGCTCGGACAGAACTCTTCGTGGTTGTACCACTCACCCTTGTACAGATTCTCAAGATACCACATGTGCTCGCTCTTGTCATAGCGCATACGGAAGCTATCGACATTTTCGCTATTGATGTAGTCGATGATCTTCTTTTGTGACACATATTTGCAGACAAGCTCTTTCAAAGCATCCTCTGCATTCTTTGCGTCAACTTCGCTGCTGCAAACACGAGACAGACCTCTATTGTATCCGTAGTCGGAATAGTCCCAGAAGTAAACTCCTACCAAATCCCATGCAGTGCAAGGGCAGTCGGCATCCTCATCCTGGTAAATGGTGATTCTGTAATCACCGATTTCCTTCTTTGCAAATTCGTAACTCATATCTAATATCATTTAAATGGTTTAACATTGAATATCCCCATGCTAGGGGATATTGTTAGGCTTCCTCGTAAGCTTCCTCCATCATAGAGTGAATCTCTTCAAGTTCGTTCGAGAAATTGTACTTGATGTTGTACGTTCCGAACGCTTCAAAATACCATTCTTCGAGGTACTCTCTATCCTTGTCAGCCTGCTCGCTGTCCTCTGCGGCATCAAGTCGGGCTACCATCTGAGGATACAAATCGTAGTAATCATCACCATCGTAGTCTGATGCCCACCAAACACCTGTAACGTGCTTAGGATAATCCATAGACAAATCAGCGAAATTACCATTCATGTGCTGGTCAGGAAGATGGAGATATTTCTTCATCTCTCTGTTTGCTTCGAGAGTAAAATCCCATGCCATAGACTGGATATTCTTTCCGTACAAATCAGCAATGTATTCTTCCATGTCTTCTGCGTCATCGAAATTCTCCAGGCATTCGCGATAGAGGCCTTCGATTGTCTTGGCAAAGCTTTTTACACCGATATAATCGGCTACTTTTTCGATAACCTCACCCTTGCTGTTCATAACATATTCCCAAATATTCTTTTCCATAATTCATCTGTTTAATGGTTCATAATGGTTCCCCACATTATCGTGGGGAGTTTTAGCCACATATGGCAATGTCGCCATAATTTCTGTAGAAATGCTTGTATGCGTCAAGACCACTGGCAGCTTTCAAGTCTGTGACCTCTAGCTTACCGGTATCCTTGCGTACCTCTGCAATAGAGTATGTATTGTCGTACGTCCATTTGATGAGATCAACACGCCTTACCTCGTTCTCTGCTGAATTCACGATTTCACACTTAAGTAAATCGTCGTTAAGTATTTTCTCTAAATCACTCATAATTCTGTAATTGTTGGTTAATAGAAATCCCCACCCGTGGGAGTGAGGATTGGTTTGGCTAATCGAACTCACTTTCGTCCTGATCGTACCACCAGTCCTGGAATCGGTTCGCAACCTCTTCCAGTGCATACTTGGCAAATGTGTCGTAGATGTATCTGCTCTCACCCTCGTTAAAAGGAGCATACAGAGCCTTGCCGATAGCATCATAGGTGACGAATTTGTCGTCCTTGAAATTACCGAAGCCCTTAATCATCGTGATAAGGTCTTCGCCCAAATCATCGGCAAGCTCGTGCATATTCTCCATGATAGCGCTCTTGTTCTCGTTCCAGAACTTGCAGGTCTGAGAAGGATAGCAGAATCCAGTGTACCCGTCATTTGCATTTCTGCAACTGTCGAGAGAATTCAATATCGTGTCTTCATCGACACCACCAAGCTGCTCTACTACGGCATTTGCCATCTTTACGAATGATGGATTATCATTTTCCTTGATAAACGCATCCCATACTTTCTGTATATTCATATTTCTGTATTTTGGTTGATGATAGAAACGAGTAAGCGCACCAAACACTTACCCGTGTTTTTGACTAGAAAACCCAGATAGCCGTAGTTCTTGCGCAGACAGCATACAGCTGACCGCTCTCGCCACGAAGCAACATTCCGTTGCATCCGTATATTCCAGAAGAGTAGCCTACTTGGCTATATCTTTCAGGGATATCGTTACGACTTGAGCTGTCTGTTATATCCTTGGCAGCTCCTACTCTAACGAGTCTCTTCAACTCTTTCTGTGTCATTTTCTCCATAATTCTTTAATTTTGATGGTTTAACATGGTTTCTGTGCAGATAGACTGCACAGAATGTTTGGCTAGAACTTGCGAGGTCGCATGCACGATTGCTCAATCTCCTGAGCCTTCTTGTCTGCACGTGCTACGCGTCTGAAATACTCGCTCTTGTCGAGATTCTTGCGTCTGCACTCCTCGCTGATAACTGCCTTGTGACTCGCTACGAGCCTGGCAAGGAACTTTCTGTCTCCGTCTGTCATAATTCTGAATTTGATTTGGTTAATAATGGATGCAGGACACAGGACGTGCCCCGCAGATTTGGCTACTTGTCACCGCACGCAATACTATGAGGACAGCAATGAATCTTGCCATCCATCAATCCGTGAAAGCAGCACCCTACACATCTCTCTGTGACTATATCCCACTCTCGCTCTATTCCGTGTCTGTCAGTTACTCTTACTGTTTCCATAATTCTATATGTTTTGGTTAATAGCAGGCAGCACATTATCGTACTGCCCAGTTCTGGCTACTGGTTGTGTGACCATTTCCATAACCTCTCTACGTAATCAGGACCGCACAGATATTTATCCGTGTCTCCTCCGTCGTCGATGTCATTCATTAATCTGCGCACGTCTTCTTTTAACTGAGATTTGTCGCTCTCTAATTTCTGCGCATACACTCCACAACCTACAAGGAGCATAGATATCACCAATACTCCTAAAAAACTAAAGATGTCTTTTTTCATAATTCCTGCATTTTGGTTTGTAGGAGAGCGTGACAATCGCCACGCTCAATTTTCAGGCTATGTACTTCTTGATGAACTCTTTAAGCTCGTTAAGCCGCTCGTCAATCTCCTCTTTGCTGCATACGCAGATGAAACGTGGAAAACAAGTATCCGTTATTTCTCCCATGTCATTCATGACACAGGCAAAACAACTTATATACCCTTCGCCGTTTTTATTGCTAACGCTAACTTCAAGGCTCAGTCTTGATTGATTTTTCAATACTTTTTTTTGGATTTTCTGCAACTTAGGCAAAATCGTAGAGAGTATGTACTCTACATTCTCTTTGTATTCTTCATCTATCATAATTCTTAAATATTGGTGAATAGTATGCGTGACAACCGCCACGCACATTTAGCTCATGCACAATACTGCAATCTCAGAGAAACTCTTGGAGATAGCCTCTTTGCTACGATAATCTCTGTAGCCCTTAGTATTGTTGTTATGCCACTGGCGTGCAGCAATCTTGATCTTCTCCATCTCATGCATAAGCGCACGCTCAAAATTCTTCTGTGATTTCTTGTCTAACATAATTCGATTTGTTTAATGGTTTTACATAGTATGCCCAGGAAAATGCCTGAGCACATTTTTGGCTACTTTCTGAGACCTACGAACATCGTAGTGCCCTCTGATGTGTGACAGCCGTTAAGCTCTGAAATCTCATTCGCCTGGCTGATAACTGTCTTTCTCAGCATCACGTTCGCTCTGTGACAGTTCACGCTGTCAACGGATACGGCTACAAGTGCAAGACACACGAAAACAAACACTGCGATAAAAATTCTCTGTTTCATAATTCTGTAATTTAATTGGTTATATTATCGTACTGCCTGGATTTCTCCAAGCAGAATTTAGCCAAATGTTTCCAAGCACAATTTTCGTACTTCCCAGATTCCTCACACTCCAGGCAGGATGAAATTCTCCAAGCGGAGCGTAGATCTCCACAGCTCACGGAAATACCACTTACCCTTTTCCGTACTGCTCCAAATATACACAAGCAGAATTCCGTAAAGAATTCCAAGCACATTCAGGAGAATTATCGTACTTGCCAAGCAAATGAATGCCGGCGCACTCTGAATAAATCCAAGCACAATTATCGTACTTGAATAAATGATTTGTCTCACTTTCATATCTATATTTTTTTTGGTAATTGTTCCGTAGCCACACACGACAATTATCGTACTGGCTACAGATTTTTAGGCTCATATCTCACAGAATAATGTAAGCACACCATTCTGTAATGATCCGAATTCAACATGGCTCAGAATTTCCTGAGCGTCTGAAATGATACTCTCAACCTCGCACATATCGAGGCATTTAATTCTCAGCGTACTCATAATTCTAATATTTTTGGTTATTCGTTCCCTACAAGCGTAGGGAGATTAGGCTAGAACCATCTGTCACGAATATACAGAATGGTATTCTTAATCGCTCCCATGTAAGGCTCTCTTACATTGAAGCAAATGTTAGCAAACTCAGCACGGGTAATCCATCCCATGTTGTACTGATAAACTGCATCATCCAAACCTGAGCGCATAGCCCACAAATTTACATTAATTCCGTTCATAATCTAAAATATTTAAATGGTTGATAATTGTAGAGCGGAGATTTCTCCCCGCCCCGTTAGCCAGGATGTGCATCTTTGCACCACGTTTTATATTTATCGTCTTAACTACGTGGCTCACACCCTACAGATTTTATGCTTCTGCCAGCAGCTTGTTTATTTCTGAGGAGATAAATCTCGCACGGATGACAAGCAACCGATTTCAGAAAGTGCGTTTTATATTCGCTAGCCCACACTTTAAAAACTATGAGCGAATATGATGTGCAGGAAAATCCATGCAACGGAAACCACTCCACGTGCCATCCAACACGCAGCTTTTCAGGATATCTCGTATCCCTTAACCCGCAGCCAACGGGATAGAATATGAATTATGATTTCTTTCTGAAACTCTCATCTCGCTAGATGATACAAATTCCCTAGCCGTCGTGCCGTCTCATCTCATTCGACGCTCACGCCAGGAATTTTTGCGTATCTCTCGGATGGATGTCTCTGAGTAACACGTTACTCTCTCCCATCTCGGTGTGCCTCTCGCACTCTCGATTTACCGAGATACTTCTCTGAAATTTTGGCAATTAGTTCCCTGAGGGAGAATAAATTCTCTCTCTGAGTTAAGCCCACACACCACGACAAGGTTTACCAAATTGTGTGGGAAAAATAAGGACACGACAACCCGCTCCAAGTTGAAAAACCTGGAGTAAAATTTCCCACTGGCTACCTATCAAATAGCCAGTAGGAAAAACTAGATAGCTAGATTTCTCTAGCTACCTTGTTTGTGTTGCTTACTTTTGCGCTTCTGCAAGTTTAGCTTGCAGTTCTGCAATTTGCTTTTGTAGGTCTGTTATGCTTTCGCTCTTTTTCTTTGCTACCTTTGCACCACTTGCAAAGGCTTGATGTAATGAGCACAATTTAGAGCCCAAACGCTGTAAACTATCTATAATCGATGTTTGTTTGTCTTTGCCGTTGTTATCAAACCAAGCAAAGAAATTAGGTAATTTGTGTCTGCGAGAAAACTCGCTAACAGCAGAACGAACACATTCTGTTTGCAAATTGCAGTAACTTTCGTCTGAAAGAACATAATTTGTAGCTAGCTTGTTGTACTTAGCACGTGCAATCTCCAGTTCTTTCTTTGCGCTTACAACTTCGCTATCTTTGCACTCGCTTAATAGCTTTTTGCGGTAACTATTAAGCACTTCTAAACTCTGCGCTAAAACTGCGCTACCTTTGCACTCTGTTACATAACTTGCAACCTTAGTACTAGCGTGCTCGTATCCTTGAGCACCTTTTAACTCTAAATCGTTCATATCTAAATTGTTTAAATGAGTTATAAGGGAAAAACCCTTGTTACCTACATAACTGCAAACCACGTACCAAACAACCAGTAAAAAATTGAGTATTTATGCATTTAACCTTTCATAAGTACTTGATTTATAAGCGGTTAGCCGTTTGTAATAATTACAGCATTTGTCAGTAGTTGTTAAGGTTTAAATAAATTAACGTCTTCGACAACGTGACAGAATTGTAACTATCTAATAATCAAGCATTTATAAAGCTATAGTGGCAGTAATTGTTAAATATTTAACTTAAGAAACATTAATCTTTACAAATTACTAACTAATTGATTTACAGGTAGTTACACCCGACAAAGTGGCAGTTTATGTTAAGGGATTTAACTACTCATGTAATAACCTTTTACCAATTTCGTTAAAATGTATTTAATAAGTTAAACATGAATATTTATACATGTATAAATATGGTAAATATATTTTGGTCAAGTATATTGTAAAAAGTTTTGATGTTTCACGGATTAGCAATAATGCATAATTATGCAAGAAAATGAATATAAATAAAGTTATAAAGTGCTGGTTATTAAGGGGTTACATAAATTTTTTATAAATATAAACCGACAATTTGAAATAATTACAAAAATAATGTTTCACGATGGTTTACACTATATAAACCGACGCAAAGTGTAATAATTTCAGAAGAAACACCCCCACACCCCCTTTATAGCTATAAATCATGGCGGTAGTCACCTCATCTAAAAATTTTTTCTTCCGGTTTTTCAGCCTTTTTGTAAAGTTTAATTACTTTCCTCCATAAAGGATAATTATGTATATTCATTCATCCGTTATTTATTAACATTTGATAACATAAACTCTCACTTTGCAGACCAAACCATAAATGTATACCTATCCTTCATTTAATGTATACCTAAAATGTATATTTATACCCTTTATTTACTAGGGTTTTACCGGATATTCAGGATATTATCCGTATCTTTGTGTTGTCGATATTTTATAGACGACATGTTGTAAGGACGACCTGACACGTGTTATCCTTCAGAAAGCCCCTGTTTATCGGGGGTAATCCTACACAATAACGGAAAATTAATATTATTATTGTACATAAATGGAAAATGGTATTGCTATAGACACATTGCACGCTCAGCTGCTTGACCTTTCGAGGCATGACGAGTACGGCTTCGAAGAGCTCCGTTGCCAGGACTGGGGTAAGGCGAACTCTGAGAAGTACAACAAGCTGAAGTCCAATTTCATCAGGTCAATGAGACGTCTGGCGAAGAAGGCTCCGGTGAAGTACTACAACGGTGCTTACTACATGTTCAACGGCAAGATATATGAAGCTGTTCCGAAGATAGTCCTTGAGCAGGCTTACCAGCTTCTGCTCCTCGACCTGGCCATGGCTCCGATGCTCGGCATCAGTACGGTGATGAACAAGTCATTCATGGAGGTGATAGAGTGCTACAACATACTGAGACCTACCTTCGACATCGTTGCATTCGCAAACGGAGTTGTTGACTTCGGCAGCGGTCTGAAGTATCCGAACGTGATGCCGTTCTCTCCCGAGTACCATGTCACATACTACCACCCATACGACTACAATCCGAAGGCGAAGTGCGACAGGTGGATGAACTTCATCAAGGAGGTCCTCCCAGACAGGACGTCGAGGATGATCCTCCAGATGTTCCTCGGTCTCGGTCTCATACAGAGAGGTACTGCATACAATCCGTACGAGGGGAAGGAATCATCGAAGATTGAGCTCTGTCTTCTCCTTATAGGTACGGGAGCCAACGGAAAGAGTGTCATCTTCGACGTTGCCTGCAACATATTCGGCAAGGACAGGATAAGCAAGATGGACTACGCCGACCTCACTGCTGACGGCGACGAGGGAATGAGGGGAAGGTATCCTATCAGGAACGCCATCTTCAACTGGTCTTCCGATTCTGACCCGAAGAAGTTCGGAAGGAAGAACACCGGTATGTTTAAGAGACTCGTGAGCGGTGAGCCCGTCCCTATGAGAAAGCTCGGCAGGGATATCCTGGAGGGAAACTCAATCCCCTACCTCATCTTCAACCTCAACGAGCTTCCGTTCCCTGATGATGCGTCGCTCGGATTCATCAGACGCTTGCAGTACGTGAGCTTCGATGTCACCATCCCTAAGGAGAGGCAGGACCCGGATCTGGCGAGCAAGATCATCCGTGAGGAGCTGAGCGGAGTGTTCAACTGGATATTCCGTGGCGCGATGGAGCTGAGGAGCAGGAAGTACAGGTTCCCGGCAGCTGAGGGCAGCAGAAGGCAGCTGCTCATCTCTCTTCTAGGAAGCAATCCTATATATGCCTGGATAAGGGCGTATGATATGAGGTGCAGTCAAGAGGCGAGGGGCGAGATTTCGGAGTGCATGCTTGCCAAGGAGATGTACGAGAGGTTCGTCGAGTTCTGCAAGGCAAACGATGTCGAGGAGAAGGATATCCCTACGATTCAGAAGTTCGGGCGTGATATGAGCGACAAGTACGGCTTCTTCAAGAAGAGGTCACAGGGCGGAATGACGTATCAGGTGTACGGCGCGCAGATGATTGACCTTAAGCAGGAGCTTCTCATCAATGGCGTGAAGAATAAATTGCGTGGTGAGGAGGACATCAAGCAGCCGGATAGCTTTATCCAGCCTGATGATTAACGGTTATAAAACAGATTTCTATGATAGACAAGGAATATATCAAGGAGATTATATCCCGTATCACGAAGAAGAAGGCTGATGGGAATATTGTTCCGGCCACCGCTTCGATGCAGGAGATTATGATTGCTGTCCGCGATGATGCCCTGGAGTGCATGAGGACCATGTGTAACGAGAGGGAGATTGCGGTGAACAGAACGTTGAACAGCGTTTCATTTAAATGTTTGTAGCTTATGGGAGAAGAACTTATGTTTTGTATATCCGATGCCTTTATAGATGGCGACAGAATTCGCGGATCTATTCATAATGTTGTGGACAAAGCGTTCGAGTCTGGTATCAAGATGTCGTCTTGCCGATACAAGGATCACAGCATAACGCTTGACGTGAGCTTTGAGCCGGAAGGTGGTTTTGACAAGATGCTGCTCGAAATCCCCTACGGCGACAGAATCCGAAAAACCATTGAGCGCCTTAATTATGAATGGCTGAAGAAGATGTGGAAGGCTTCCGATGACGATTTTCGAGTATTCTGGTTTGAACAGATACGCAAAAAGTTTGAGGAGTACGAGGATCAAAATCGATTAAGATGGCAGATATGAAAAGACATCACAATCCGAACAAGGTTCCGCCGTTCAAGCCAGACCCTGAGCATTGGACCAGGAAGGTTCATTCATGGAAGGCGAAGGTCGCATACGAGACAGAGGATGATGCTTGGGAGTTTCTGAATCAGATTCCGAGATTGAAGGCACTTGGTTGGCATCCTTACTTATGCAAGGTTTGCTCAAAGTGGCATATTGGTAGATTACATAATAAATAGTTGAGATATGGAGATTAGGGTTAATATTTTAGGAAAGGTCGCTTACAAAGGAAATGAAAGTAGGTCGGATTTCGAAAAAGCCGAACTATATCCATTTGGAGATGGTGTCTATGCGGTAATGGACGGAGAAAATTTTGTTGAGCTAAGAGTTGTATCTGGCAAAAAGCACAGCGAAGAAAAAGGTGATTATTACGAATGCATAGATAGGTGCTGGGCGCACGGGAAAATCTCAAACTCTGTAACCGTTATAGAGCACGAAGAAAGGTTGAAGGATTATATAGACAAGCGTTTCGATGAGCTGCAATCAGCTATCGAAAATACGATGAGTAGTGCAGATAGCATAAATGATGCAGTAGGTTCTATAAAGAGTTCCATTGACAAGATAGAGAAAGATGGTGTTGGTAGTGGAAATGGTATCAGCGAAAAGACATTATTGTCTGCCATCGAGATTGTGTCAAAACAAAAATAGTTGAGAATATGAAGAAGAAAGGATATTACGAATACGGAAACGGGATCTACCCTTTGAAACTTTGGGTACACATCGGCAAAGACCTGAAAGAGCTGATAGATTCCTGTTTTGACAAGTGCAATGCTCCCGATAGTGATTACGGCGGCGTTACGTATTCCGATGCTGTCAGAAAGAGCGACAGAAGACGTGGCGTTCTTGTCTCGTTTCCGTGTCAGAAGGTTATGTCGATGAACTACTGCTGCCATGAAGCTTCTCACGTCTGCGATGCCATCGAGGATCATACTGGCATGGAACACGGCGGCGAGCCTTCAGCCTACTTGATGGGTTGGATTGCGTCTTGCATCAACAATGCTCGTTTGGGTATTGGCGATTTCGTTGAACTAAAAGATAAGGAGGAATAGCTTATGAAACCGATTATAGTAATTGAACTTCCTTTGGGAATGGGCATTGATAGAGAAATCACAGAGCCTTATGGCTATGATTTATTCTACGGAGACGAAAATATCGAAGCTCAGTGGGAGAAGCTAGAAGAACTTCGGGAAACTGGTGGCGTTATTGTTGTTCAACCAAGTCATACTAGTGCGGTTCGCGAGATCCTTGATCCTTACATTGGTGAGGATGGATTTATCAAGGAATGTGGTTTACGAAAGGTTCACACAGAAGAACATGGTGATTTCTGTATTATCCTTTATCACAACCCATCAGAGGTTATGACCCTTAGAGCATTTTATTTGAATAGTAAAAAGAAATAGCTTATGATTAGAATAGAAGATATTAAGATAGGGTCTGTCTTGCAGATTACGAAGTGTAATTTGATAAAGATTGCAGGCTCGGTGTTTGCTGATAAAATAGACCCATTAGGCTCTATTGATAGGATTCAACATATCAAAGTTATCGATATAGCTATAACGGATAAAAAATGCGAAATCGTAGCATTCTTTAAACCCGATTTAGCAGCAGTTTGTGTGGATATAGTTGATTTGGCGATGTATTCTATTTTCTCGGATTTTAAAGAAACACCAATCAAAAAAGAATCCGAGAAGAGTGATGCCGACCGCTTCAAGGAAATCACAGACAAGATGAGTGATACCTATAAGCGCAAGAATCACGATTATGGGAATGCTTTTTCCGAAATGTATGATGAGCTTGGTATCAACTACGGCTACGGAAAGATACGAGAGAAAGTGAATCGCATTAAGACATTGAAGGACAATGAGGCGCAAGTTGCTAATGAGCCATTGGAAGATGCTCTTCTTGACTGCGCTAACTATTGTATCTTGACATTGATGGAATATCAAAAACGTAAGGAACATGGAACAGACTGATTACACTTGCAAGGATTGTTTCTTCTTCAAGAATGGCAAGTGTTGCCACCCTACCGAGAAGAAGTTTGCTTCAGGAGAGAATCCATCTTGCACAGATTTCGAGTATAAGGAAATAAAAGTTGAACTTTAAAATATTGTTATCATGGCATTACCATTTGGAAAGACTATCAAGACAAGACACTTCACCGTGCTGAAGTTCAGCAAGAGCTTGTCTAAGAAAGAAGTTGCTTCACTCAGAGAGGATATCCCTGCTGAGATCAAGAAGCATTTACAGAGAGGCTCGCTGCCTTTCATCAAGATTGCGAACATTGCCGGCACATGGGGTATTGAATACTCTATCGGTACATCCATGTACGCTGCGCTCGATGAATGTGTTCCTGTGGCTGTAGGAGACCATTATGAGTTCTCCAAGGATAATGGAAACATTATCGAGGCATTTGCCCAGCTTATGTATGCGGATACATCGTTGCCTGGCGATGCAGAATACACGGCAGGTAAGTTGAAACTCCGTGACGAATACATTGCTCGTGAGGCTGCAAGAAGAAACGCTGCTTCCGACAAGGGTAAGACAGAAGAGCAGATTCGCAAGGAGAGTGATGAGGCCGTACAGGAGGTTATTGATCGCGACAAGCACGCCGAGACTCTTCTTGAGATGGCAGAACAGATTAAGAAGGAAGGAGGCAAGAATGAGCGATAAATTGCTTGAGGTCGTTCAAGACCATACCTCCCTGGTACAGGCACTTCAATTCATTTTGGAGGCCGCAGAGACGAAGAAACTGCCATCATACGGCGTTCTTCCTACGTTTAATGACGATATGCTTGAAGATCAGGTGCGGATTGTGCTTGAACTCATCACCGGAGAGAAGTATCCCTGATTGAGTTTATATTTTTCTTCTACTTTATATATATAGTTGAGGGGCAGCATCTGTGAAGACGCTGCCCCTCTTTGTTAACCAATTTTAGAATTATGCTCAGCAGAAAGAACCTGTGAACATTAATCTGCCTACAAAGGTACTTGGTTTTGCTGAATTACTAGTAAAACAAAGCTACTTTAACACGAATTTAACTATTTTCCACCCTTACAGAGTCCATTTTTGAACAACAAGCAGTCATTCTTTCCGGTTGGATAATTTATTGGGAGGTAAAAATGGCAAGTCGTATCTTCCGTCTGAAGCTCATCCTGCTTAATTTTGGCAAAGTCTCCAATCATCTTTGTGTAGTCAGCCCATTCTTTGGAAGATGTATTCTTAATTTTTGAGCGGGCGATAACGAGGTCTTTGAGAATCTGTTCCTTTGACGTAGCCTTTGCGAGCTGTTCCGGGGTTAAATCTTCGCTATGCTCGTTTCCGATCTTCTTGCCCTGCACTTCTGCAATTCTCTTCTGAACGGACTCTTGGGCCTCAAGCTTGTTCATCTCTCCTTCAAGGAAAGACTTCTCCCAGTTGAATCCTTCTCCCTGAAAGGCGATTGCCCAACAATCCCTCATTGGCATACCTGAGCCACGGAGGCTTGCATAGATGTAATAGCGAGGATCTTTCATCTTGAGAGCCTTCGCCTTCTTGTACGTATCGACGGATAACGTGTATCCTTTTGTTTCTTCAATCATAATCTTGATATTTAAAAGTTCAACGTTTGCTGCCTGCGGTGTTCTCTCCATACATTGATAGACTTGCCGTATATCCAATAGTCGAACACCTCTTCTGGCGACAATCCTTCGTCTATCATCCTTCCGCTAGCCTGGATATCCTTGATGGCCTTAATCCAGCTATTATAGATATGCGGATAGCGTTTGCAGTCGGCAAGTTTCTGCTTATAGTTGTGCATAGGGCAGCACAGGCAGCCAATCCTATAGTAGCCCTCGTCGTACAGCTTGCAATGCTTAATACCGAGTGTATTCAAGAATATCCATACCTCATCATCGGTCCACTCTATGATTGGAGAGATGAGGAGCGATTCGTAGCCTCGGATGCAGCCGATGGTACGCTCATCACTGGCATTTGTGATGTTAATCTCGTGGATACCCCACCGGGTTGGACGGCCACGCTTCTGACCGTTCCTCTTATCACGGAACTCGTCAAGACCTTCAAGAGAGCCGCTGTACTTATGGTTGGTAATCTCAACCTCACTCCTACCAGAACGCTGTCTGCTTTCTGCGTGACGGATTCCGATGAGAACAACATTGCCTGCACCAATGCCTTCTTTATAGACCCTGCAACACCATCTTATCAGTCTCGTCGGGAGCATACCTTCCTTTCGAGCCTGATTGTAGATGCTGATTTTGGGCTTTATCATATCTACGTCCGGATACTGCTCACGACAGAACTTGATTACCTCAGGAGGGTCAACGGACGTAAGACCCATGTGGGCCTTGAACTTCACACCTGCAATCTTGGCAATGTGATAAAGACACTGACTATCCTTGCCTGAACTGAACGATAGATAGAAGCCTTCGTTAGGCGAGTATGCCAGTGCAAGCTTCTCCGCCTTTCTCAGCAGCTCTACAGAGTGCTTTATCTTCTCCTGGAATTCTTTAGGGAACTTCGGAAGAATTTCTTCTAAAGTAAAATTTAATTCAGAATTTATCATACCATTTCTTTTTATTATCCTTGAATACAAATTCTGCACGGCAGCAACATCGTGGATGCGCGGGAATCACCATTGTTGTTATGTCGTGGACATAGCCACATAAATCATCACACACCGGGCAGTTGTAGCTACTACCTCTGTGAACAAAGTAGCCGATAGCTCCACTCTCCTGTCCATACTCCTGCTCTGCCTGTCCCCACGCTAAAGCAATCACCTGAGAGGCGTTTCTTACGATATTCTGATAGGCGTTTCTGTAATAGCCTTTTCCGTAAGAAGGAACATCGATGTTGATGTCCTTTCTCTTCGCCTTGGTGATGACTGATGTGTGGTATGGGTCCTTGTAGCCGGTTCGGATAGAAGACAGGAGCTGTTGTTCTGAATATCCCATCAAGGTTCCTGCCTTGATCATCCTCACAATATCTTCAGCAAAGTTACCGAGATAGACGGCGTTTCTTTCGGATGTTGTCTTTCCGTAGATGTCGCTGACGAGAAACGAATCTATGTTCTCGCTGTCAATCCCTAGAATCTTGCACGAAGCCTTTGAGTAGGCAGAGATGTAGCTGTTAATGCTCTCCTCTGCATCGGCAGTAACATTCTTGGCGTAAGAGAGCAGGGCCGACTCGTTAGTGAGCCTGCCCGCACCTCTGTATCGCTTACTTGCGGCAATTATTTTCTGTGTCGATTTCCAGAGAATATCTGCAACATGGTCCTCGCAGTTTCGGATTGCCTGCAAGCGCTTTCTGCTGTAATCGACAGAACGTTTTAACTCATCCATAGGCTATTAATGAGTTTGGTTAAACGTTTTCCAGTTGTTTTCGTTTGGCTGGTTGCCCCATTTGTCGGTATTTTTGCCCTCACTAGGTCTTCCAGCCTTCCTGCCATTACCGGTACGAACGTTACCTCCGCTTCCTCCGTTAATCAGAGCTTCTGCTTTCTGCTCCTCGATTGCATTTTGGGTTTCGTTATCCGCACGCTGCATATCCATAAGGAGGTCCTGCTGGTCTTCCTCCTTCTTCTCTCGCATAATGCGGTCGTATTCGTCGTTAACAGGGAAGTCTGGGCAACGCTCAGATGCAGTCTGCTTTGAGAGGAAGTTGTTCTGAACAGCTGTTGCTAAGTTTGTAATTATTTCAGATTTATTCTGATGCACATAGATTTCTACCCAAGCGTGAATAGGAAGACCGGTCATAGTGGCCATGCAGCTTTCTTCAATTCCGATACCATACTTTGAGATACGAACAAGTTGATCCAGGAACGGATGCATCTTCTTAGCATCGTTCTCAGCAACCTCGATAGCAGGAGAATAGAGCAGCTTGATGGCAACGCCCGGAAGGTCACCCGACTTCAGCTCCGGTGGCTTTACTGTGAACGAAAGCTCATAGATGAGGTCATACGACTTGTTGAGCTGTGTCGCAAATGCATCGGAAGCGTCTGTTCCGTTAATGAAGTCAGCATCACCATTCGTATCGGTAATCTGAATCATCTTAGCCGATCCGTCTGTATCTCCAACAACGGTAATGTCGTCACCATCGCCCTTCAACTTCATTATAGGGAAGGCGTAAGCCTTGTTGTTCTCGCAGAGATAAGAGAAAGCTTCCTCGTAGTCCTCGATGTTCTTCTGTACAACAGACCAGCATGGTCCGTCATCGTTTCTTACGTATGCAACAGGGATAAATGGGAAGCCGTGAGCTTTCTCTTCAACGCAAGTGTAGTCGTCGATTCCGAATATCTTGGCAATTCTCTTGATAGTCTCCTTAACCCTGCCTTCGTTAACTTGCTTCTTGAAGCGGTAGAATGTCTTGTCATCCCACACCTCTACCCATTCAATCTTTTCATTACCTTCCTCGTCGAAGTCGTAATACTTGCGAGCAAACACAACGAGTTCACCAGTAAGAGGGTCGAACTGAGGATACAATGTGTCTCCTCTATCGAAAGCTAATGTGCGAGTACCGAATTTCTTGTTTTTATCGAAGAATCCGACTACAGCAGCCTCAGCAACCTTCATGTACGAACTTACTGCCTCATAGTGACGAATCTCCATATCGTGCATATACCATCCCTTCTTGAACTTGGCAAGGAGATTAATATACTTTTCCTGTTTTTTCATCTCAGGATCACCGGCAAGCTCAAACTGAATATCGTTACCTGTCACATGGAGAACGTGCTTCGTATGAATAACTTGCTGGAAAGCAAATGCCGTTCTTTGAATCTCCTGGACATACCATTTCCCGTCTTCCGGATTCTTTCTCCAGATGTCAGGGTAGAGATCCTTGTCGAAGATTTTGTGGGACGTAGGATAGAACTCACGAAGGAAGTCCTTCTGAGTCTTAATCACTCTGTACAATGTATCTTGCGGCATCTGAGGGTCTTCATTATCGGACACCTCGTTCCTGCAATAGCCATCGTGGGTCATGTACCCCTTTGGCGTGAGTTCAAAGAAAGGCTTCTTTACGAGAATCTTTCTGAAATTTGTTACCTTGATAGCATCCATAATCCTTTTACCTTTTTATTTTTCTTTTTTGTTAAACTGAATATCATTACGTAGAACCAAGACTCAAAGAAGTCAGGCGAGTGCCCGACATATTTCTTGGCAATCTTCTTAGGTAATAGCTTGAATCCCCTATCATCGCTATTCTCGTCACGTCTGAGCATCTTACGCTCCTTCTGAAGAATCTGTCTGAGAGGAACCTTGTCAAATCCGTTTCCGGAATACTTTCTTTCAAGCAGGGCCGAGTCGATGGAAATCTGCTTCTCCTTTATCATCTTATAGAATAACCATGCGCACTGAGACTTCAAATCCTTATAGAGGTATTTGATTCCTTCTTCTTCCTGATGATTCCTAGCGATAGGTGCTGCCTGGTTGTTAAATGGGACGGCATCCTTGAAGAATCCCTTAAAGTACTGACCGATACCCTGCATATCGTAAGTGAAGTTACATTCTTCGACACCCCACTCTCTCAGCTTGGCCTTAACTACAGAAACGAGTGTCTTAGGGTCCAGCCTCAGAACAACCAAGTCTTTGCAGTGCCATCCTTCCCAAAGCCACATCACGAAGTTATCGCCTCCGGTGAATGCGATATCGGCAGAGGCTCTACGTTTTCCGTCTCCGATTTGTTCCGCATTGTCGTAGATTTCATCAAGGTCTTCCATCTTGATCATGTCATCTCCGGCAGCTTTCCAGTTCCAGTTAGCTTCCAGGTCTCGCATACGCTGTTCCTCATCCTGTTGGGCAAGGTTGGCGAGATATGAGGCATCGGTAGAGATAAGCTTAATGTTCTCTGATACGTCAGCGCGAACGAATGTTGCCGACTTGATGAACATTTCGAGCTTTGTATAACCAAGTTCCTCATAGCTATCCTTCCAAAGGCTATCGATAATGCCCTTGCACTGTTCGTATACCTCTTCTCTTGTGTTACCCCAGTAGATAGAGTCCGGTGTATCACCATCCATGAAGCAGTAGCGGATAACTCCATCTCGCTCCGGTATAATGTATCCATTCTCGTCAACCCACCAGTCGATGAACTTTCGCACCCATGATTCCGGGTCAGGGTTACAGGTAATCCAGAATCGGTTTCGTATGTGAGCTGCGTTTCGGTTGTTAGTCAAGAGGTACTTGAACTTCTTGTATGGACACTGAGTACCCTCATCGATGCAGACATAGGCATACTGGCGACCCTGAAATCGTGTCTTGAAGTCCTGGTAGGCTCCAGCATAGTACGAGAATTTGAGCCATCCTCCGTTATCGAAGTTCCAGGTCATATCATTTTGTGACTTATTGTAAGTTCCAAATTGGGAGAACAATTTATAAGAGTCTGTCACTAAGGACTGTAAGTCGTCTTTTTCGTTACGAAGAATTGTTGCATGAAAATCTGTATTTTTAATATCCTTCAGAACTTCCATTAGGGAAGAGAAGGACTTGGAGTTGTGAGTGACAATGAAGTCTTCCACCATAAACAGAGAGTTAGTATTGTTCACTGCAATACAGCAGCACTCCTTCTCTCCTACATATTCAAAATCAACAATCCTTCTTCCCAGTTCGCTTACGCCGCCATTGTACTCGGTACAAAGCGCCTTCTTACGTGGAAGACGGAATAAGCGTTCTGACTGATTAATTCTGATGTAAATATCATAATAATCGCTTGCCTCAATACGCTCTCCATTCTTGGTATAATGGTTCTCGTACTTATTTATAGTGGCAAGGCCTCCAAGGCTGTTTACTAAAAACTTAACGTCTTTAGCAAGCTGCTCACTGACTGTCGCAAACGTACAATGCCCACGCTTATCCACAGTACCATCGGTATCCATAAGTCCTTGAAGGATAGACCACCTTGTCTCTATAGAGCCAAACTTATAGAAATCGGGAACAGACTTATTGAAAGCGTCGCAGCCGTAGAGCTTTAAACCCTCAAGGTCATTACGTAATCTCTCATCCTTGATTCTGTAATCACAAGCTATACTGCCTTGTTTTTGTGCATAGTTAGTCATATCGATGCCAGCACTCTCAAACTCTCTCACGATATCTTCGTCTGCACTACAGAGCATAGCATCATAACTTCCATTCTTTATATTTGCGGTTATACATCCATCTCCAAGTATGGCGCCCATAACATAAGGTGAGCTCGTTGGCTTGTAATGACGATTTCCCCAAGAGCGAGTAAACTTTACAGGCTCACACAAAGGTATGAGTAACTTGCTATTTTTAATCTCGCCAGTCTTCAGCTTTGTGAGGTGGTCAACAACCATCTGGGTGGTCCATACCCTATAATCATCATTGACAGATAACCCGTTAATGATTCTCTTCTTACTTCTATAGCAAGTCTTACGTACATTCCAAAGGTGGTCGTATGACGCAATAACCTCAGACCCATCGACAAACTTTAGTTTGTAAGCAGGAAGTTTGCCGTGGTCTTTGCGATATACGACGCGTTGCATGCCACCATCTGTACCACTAATAATGTCGCCCTGTTTCAGGTCGCCTATACGTCGATAGCCAAATGGAGTAACGACCTTTGTGTCGACAAGAAGCGGACCGCCTCGCGAGCCGCCAACTATCTTAATATCAGCGTCTATAGACAGCATGCGTTCCTGACCGCCACGCTGAGCTATAATCTTCAGCTTGTCGGGATGCTTCTTGTCGGCGTCTCTTAATGATTGGATATACTCTTGAGTGTAAATAGGCTCTCCGTTATCCAATTTTAATCCTGAAAATACATCTTTTTGCATAAATATACATTTAATACTGCAAAAATATACAATTTTTCTTTGATAATTGCATATTTATTCATATATTTGCAAAATAAAAGGTATATTTATACGTTTTCGAGGTGGAGGGACCACTTTCGGGATAACATTTTTAATCAAAAAACAACATGACAAGAGAGGAACTCTTAGCATTAGTGAACAAGGAGGTTGATACCACCAAGTTCAAAGAACTTAGCCAAAAGACCATCGATGAGGAACTTGATGATGTTTTGGAAGATTTCGGTGATGACGAGGAAGCAAATTCCAAGTTGGTTACCAAGTTAGCAAACCGTCTGAAGCGTATCAACGGCAACTTGCACAAGAATATCTCTGACGAGGTAAAGAAGAGCAAGGAGGAAGCTGAACGCAAGAAGAAGGAAGAGGAAGAGGAGCGTAAGCGCAAGGAGGCTAAAAATGGTGACGATCCTGACGACAAATACTCCAAGCTGCTTGAGAAACTCGAAGCTCTCGAAAAGGCTAACGCAGAAAGAGACAAGAAGGCTGCAAGGAAGGCAACCATCGAGTCAGTAAAGACAGGTTTGAAGGATAAGTTCGACAAGGCAAACCTTGAAATGAAGAACTACTTCCTCAATGCTGCAATCGCAAAGCTGGAGATTCCGGACGAAGATGCCGACATCGACGACCTGGTTTCTAAGGCTGAGAAGATCTACACCGCAGAGTACAAGGAAGCTACTGGTGAAAACGGTGTCCCGGCAAAGGGACAGCGACCATCAGGTGGCGGAAGCTCTACTGACGACGACAAGTTCATGGATGAGATTGCCGAGCGTCGCAAGAAGAGATACGGCGGCGGTGAAGACAAGAAGTAATTTCAGGATAACAATTTTAAAAAGGTAAAAAGATTATGGACAACACTTCTATTTCCTACATGGAACAGATGGGTACTCGTGGTATGCTGAACCACGGTGCGACCATCATTCAGACAGAAGGTAAGGTCGGCGGAACCCGATATGTGTTTGCTGGTCTTGAGGCGCTCATTAAGAATGCCTTCGTTCACCCACCTATTGGTGGTAAGCTCGTCAATCCGTTCAAGGGTCAGGCTAAGATTTATGCCGGTGACTTGATTGAGCACGACCTTGGTTTTACAGCTGGCAACGAGGGTCCTGGTGCAACATTCAAGATTCTGAAGGCTTACGGTGTAGCAAAGGCTACAACCGCTGAGACCGATACAGAAATCTACATCGTTCGCAACGGATTCGTTCACATTCCATTCCCAGGCGACAACATCATGATCGGCCAGAAGGACTTCAAGACTAAGGCAAAGGGTGTGACTGTTTCTGCTGTTGAGGCGACAACCGATGCCACAGCAGGTGATGTTTGGAAACTTACACTATCTGCTGCTCTCGGCGCATTGAAGGTCGGTGACGTACTGGTTGAGGCTGCTGGCGCAGGTGCTTCGGTATTGCCGATGGTGACTAACCCTAACTGCTTCGCTCCGAGCGACAACGATTTTCCTTATTTCAATGCCGGTGGAGACAAGTATCATCAGCCTCGCAACAACAACAACTTCTGTATGTTGAATCCAGACTGCGTTATGTGGCTTGACCGCATGGGTCCTGTTCCTCCTGCTGTCAAGGCGATGAACAAGTCACTCTACCCAGAGTTCTGGCACATTTAACCTATTGTCTAACGTAAAAAGATTGATTCAGGATTATGGCAAAAATTGATATTGGTGTCGAGCAGCTTGCGAAGTTCTTCACTGGTAAGGGTAACAATACTTACCTTCAGAAGTTCGTCAATCGTGACGGCGTATTGCGCTGTAACAACGGCTGGTATCTGACACAGGGTGACATTGATCCAAACCTCACCCCTACATCTAATAATGGCGACGCAACCTTCAAGGTTCGTCTTCGCACTTTGAACCCTGCAACCTTGATGAACCTCCGTGCTCCTCTCGGCGAGGGCTATCAGAACGACCACGAGGGTATTGAGTGGTATACCGCTTCAATCCCAGACTTCGCTGCTGACGGCTTCCGTGAGACTGCGACAGAGCGTTATCACAAGATGAAGCTTCTCCAGGATGAGTTCGGCAACGATGCAGACCTGGTTGATGCTTATCTCGACAAGGTTCAGGTATTGTATGACTCTCTTGACATGACCATGACCTACATGTCAGCACAGTTGAGTTCTAAGGGTGTTATCGACTACGACAAGATCGGTCGCGGTATCCAGGAGCCTCTGTATGACGCAAAGGTTCCAGTTGAGAACTTCAAGAAGGCAGGTAAGCTTGCTTGGAACGACGCGAACTGCGACTTGCTCGAACAGATGCGTAAGTTTGAGGAGGATTGGCGCAACAGTCATATTGAGTACCGCAGTGTACCTCTCGTATGGCAGATGACCAAGAACGACTACAACAACGTATTCTTGAAGAACAAGCAGATTGCCGAGCTGTACAAGAGCTGGGCGAACGCTAACTTTGTGGCAGTATTGCAGAACTACGGTCCGAACAACGCAATGTTCCTGAAGTCTGTTGTTGACCTCAATGGCCTTTCTCCTATCGAGATTGTCGATGAGGTTGAGCACAACAAGCGCTTCGACGGAACAGTTACCGAGATTCGTGGTTGGGCAGACGGAACAGTCGTTCTTCGCCCTGCTGGTAAGCCATTGCGTTTTATGCGCAAGGAGATTCTCGACAAGCGAATCTTCGATACTCTCGGCAATAAGCTCGTGGATGTAGCTTGGGCACAGACAAACAACGGTCTCGGTCTGCTCCGTAACATGGTTACCGCAAACGGTATGTTCCAGGAGTTCAAGACAGACTTGTTCCTCGCTTCTGTTCCTGCTATGCTCGATGCTCCTTACCGTTGGATTATCGACATCACCCAGAAGGGTTAATTCTTTAACGTAACTAGATTGTATGACTATGGATTCGGAGATGAACATTTACACTGTGAACGACTACCTTATTAATAAGGTGAAGTTCGAGATGCCGATAAAGGCTCTGTTGGGCATCATGCACGACAGGGAGCTTGAAAACGGCATCGACCTCGAAGCCTGCGACAAGGACAAGGTGAGACTTGCCTATGCCGACATGCTGAAATGGTTTGTTCTTGGTCCGAGCAAGGTGAACAATACCTCCGATTCCGATAACGGATGGACTCATTCGGGAGGTGGCTATGATATGTCGGACAACGACAGGAGCGAGATGAAGGCAGAGGCTAACGCTATCTATGCGGAGCTGGAGCCTGATTCGATGCTCAAGAAGAAGTCCACCTTCCGGGTGACCTCCCACGGAGTAAAGAGGGCGAATTATTCTCCTTGGGGAGAACCTCTCCCTCACATCATCAAATAAGGCGTATGGAAAAGGAAAACATCAGAAACCCAAGATACCCTCACATCATCAAGATCGTGAGGAAGGTCGTCGGAAAAGCCGACCCTGATGACCCGTTTGCCGATGATGATGCTCCAGTTGGTGAGGACAAGGAAATCATTCTCTACTATGGCGAAGGCCGCAGTTACACAGATACCACTACAGAGGGAGACAAGAATGTCGACCAGAACAAGAGGAAGGCATCGATTCCGGTCAGATATGACGAATGGGATGCTGACAGATGTCCTCTTGACGGCGACACCATCTACTCCACTGTCGGCAACAACACCGAGGTAGGTATGGTTAAGGACTGCGAACCGGATAATAACAGGACTGTTGTATATTGGAATTTGACAAGGGTTTAGATTATGACAAGTTTATCAGGTCAGTTTTTACAGGTCGAGAAGAAAATCCGTCAGATGGCTGTAGCAAAGATGCAGCAGAAGATGGATCATGCGGCTGAAATGACAATGAAGACTGCTGACAAGTCTCGAAACTATGATGACGTAACCGGTAACTTGTACAAGTCAACAGCCATCGGTACATATTACAACGGCTCATTGCAGTCGATTCATTATGCTCCTGGCCCAGAGCCAACCCGAGTAACCCTTGCTGCCGGGGAAAGATACAACCTCGATAAGTATTATCGCAGTTCGTTCTCCTTCAAAGACAGCGGAAGGAGACCTTACAAGGGTGAATACGGAGAAGGTGGTGAATATGGTCCAAACGCGGCGTGGGATGAACTTGTTTCCAGGGAGCACAACAAAGGAAAGTACGATGCCACATGGCAGATGCTCCTTGTTGCCGGTGTGGATTACGCTAAGTTTGTCGAGGTAAAGAGAGGTCACGACGTGATTACCTCTCTTAGAGAATATTTGGTTAGATACTTTAGAACGATGTAAGATATGGTTAGTATTAAGACTCTATATTTCGATGTCGGCAATGCAATGAAGGGGATTTGTGACAAGCTCTACTCCCGGAGCCGACCAAAAGCAGTTGATACGAAAATCAACAGCTACATCGTGGTATACTTTCCATCTAGTATCTACAATAACGAGATGAACTCAAGTGGAGTTTACAATGATTTCACCACTACAGCTCAAATCGAATTGTATGTGCGCGATAAAGCTTCAGCAAGAAATCCAAACACATTTGATGTTTCTAGCGTTGACGAGAAAGTCCAGGAGATTATGGACAGATTTCCAATCTCCACAAAAAATCTCATTGTTTCCAATCCTCGTATAACACTACAGACAGACGATGGCGCAGGTTTTTCCGTGACAATCATACAGGGAAGGTTACGCACGAAATAAGTATTCAGGTATAACAATTTAAAATATTTTAGATTATGGCTATGACAACTATTGACAAGATGAAGGACATTTTCAATGGTCCTAAAACTCTGCTCTACTCAAAGGCTATTACCGATTTGAGCAAGGCTACAGTTGACATCACCCCAGAGGTTGAGCTTCCGGTTACCGTTGACTCGCTGAAGGCGACTATGGATGACCCAACCATCAACCACTACAAGGTTATCGGTCTTGCAGGCGACTGGGCAACCACAGCTGAGCTCGGCGACTTCAATGTAGAGTTCGTTGTTCCTTCAAAGGCAAAGGACTTGCTGACAATTATGTTCGGCGAGGATGCTATCACAGAGCTGACCAAGGTTACTCTGAAGGGTACAGGTGACGCTACCCTCGACGCTACTACCGGCTTTACAGGTATCGCTGTTGAGCCTAAGAAGTTCAAGATCAAGGGTACTATCGTTATTGTTGACGACGAGAAGGAGAACCTCATGGTTATTACCAACATCGCTCTCTACGCTACATTGCAGTGGGATAACTCTGGTACTGAGCCTGTTGCGTTTAAGTTCTCAGGTTCTATCGAGGGTGCAGGTAAGCGTAGCATCGCTTGGCTTACTAAGGCTCCAGCTGGTGGGGTACCAGGCGTTGGCGCTTAATCAAGAGAAAAAAAGCTTCTTTAGGTAATTATATTCAGGATAACAAACCGTAGGGCGGCAGGCTAATCAACAGCCGTGCCGCCCTCCTTCATTTAATAGCATACAATCATGGCAGAAGAAAAGAAAATAGAGCAGCCTTCAGTGGACTTGCAGGAGTTGCTTGACAGCGTGCTGCACGACGAGCCTACCGAGTTCGTGTTCCGTGGCAAGAAGCACAAGCTCGGTTGGCTTCGCAAGGGAACCATGAGCAGGTGTTCCCATATCAGGGCAAAGGAGAAGAACGAATGGAAGCGCAACGTCAAGATTTGCGTCTGCATCCTTCTCAACAACATCTGGAAGATTCGATTCCTGTATTGGATCTACTGGCGTTGGCTCTACTACATCAATGATGTGGACGTGGCCGAGGTGCTGAGAGTCCTCGATGTTTCTAAAAAAAAAATTCCATCGAACGCATTCTCACTGGCTACCATATTAGCGACCGGGATGACGGACGTGATGATGACGATGACGAGGAGCGAAGCAAAAGCTATCCAAGCAGAACCAGCTGGGGAGCAGCCTTCTCACTAGCGGAGAAGTTCAGCTTCCTCTTTCAGCGCAAGTACTTCATTGCAGCCTACGACTACTGGTGGGGCTATTCATCGGCGCAGATTGACCTCATGGTTGCAGACCAGCCTCTTGTCGTCTATCCTAAGACCAAGAAGGAAGGTGGTCCGAAGAAGCACACCAAGAAGGAGATGGATGACCTCTACGACAGGTGGATGGAGAAAAAGAAGAATGAGGGAAGCCTCGTTGGCAAGAAGATAAGTCTTGCTGATTACTTAAACAACAAACTCTAATTTAAAAATATTCAGGATATGGCAGGTGGAAATTTAGGTGACTTGTGGTTTGACTTAAACATTAAAGACAGCAATGTTAGGTCAAAACTGAAAGAAATTTCAGAAGCACTTTCGGAGTTGGATCTAAAAACTGAGTCCGGAAGAAAGTCTGCTGAGAAGTTATTTAAGAACTTTAATAGAGAGAATAGCAAAGAAATCGCTGAGGATTTTAAAAATATAGCGGCCCAAATGGGCATTCAGGCTCAGGAAACTGCAAATCTCAGCAAAAGACTGAAGGAGTTATCGGAACTAAAAGCAGACATTCTTCGTAGAGACAAGGAACAATCCGAGCACGGTAACTTTGTTGCGATGAAAAATGAAGCACAGGCTGCACTTGATTTAACAAATAGATACAATGAACTTGCCAAGTTAAAAGAAGATATCTTAAGACGCGACAAGGAAATGGAGGCTCAAGGGGCTTTCGTGACGCTTGTTAACGAATCGAAACAGGCGCAAGAACTTAATGAGCGTTACAGGGAAATGCAGCAACTGAAATCCGCGATTTTGGAGCGAGACAGACAGTCAACCGAGCACGGTAACTTTGTTGCGATGAAAAATGAAGCACAGGCTGCACAGGAGTTAGCTGTCAGGGAAAGAGAACTCGCTGAGTTGCGAAATGCTATCGTACGCCGTAATGAAGAAATGATTGCTGCCGAAAATAGGCTAAGAGAAGCGACGGAGCGAACTAACCAGGCTAGAAGAGAAGCAATTTCAGTATCTAGGAAACAGGCAGAATCCCTTGTACGTGATAGAGTTAAGGAACTCGAAGCACAAAGAATACAACTGCAAGGGTTGTTTGGTAGCGGCAAGAATACATTATCTACAGAAGATTTGGCTCGTATTAGGGCTGCTTTTTCGCAAATAACAAGCGAGCTTAATACTCTTCGAGGAGCTATGGCTAATCTTAGTGGGTATTCTATAAGAGATTTATTCTCAATGGGACGAGGAACAAGCGACTATTCTCCTCTTATTAGAAGTATGGAATCCGCTATTAGCCAAAAACAAAAGGCTTTAGATCTGGAGAGAAAACATCAGCAGGAAATAGCACAAACTGGTGCAAAGATTCAGTCTGATTTGGTTCGTGGTTTCGAGAAGGCTAATAGTCATGCAGGAAAGTTGAATTCAACCGTACAGGATTTGAAATCACTTTTCTTGCAGGGAGGTCTTGTGTTCGGCGCACAGCAGTTCGCTATGAGTATCATCACTACTGGTGGTGAGATTGAGAAGCAGCATATTGCTCTCCAGTCAATCCTTGGTGATATGCAGAATGCGAACACAATGTTTAATCAGATTAAGGAACTCGCTCTTAATTCGCCATTTACATTCTCTGAATTGAACCGAGATGTTAAGCAGTTGGCTGCGTATGGAGTTGAGTACGACCAGCTCTATGACACAACCAAGAGGCTTGCGGATATGTCTTCCGGTCTTGGTGTTAGCTTTGACCGTATCGCATTGGCATTTGGTCAGGTTCAGGCTCGTGGCTGGCTCGATGGTAAGGAACTCCGCCAGATTGCTTATGCAGGTATTCCTCTGCTTGAAAAGTTATCTGAGTTCTACTCTAAGCAAGAGGGTCGAAATGTCTCTACATCAGAGATTAAGACTCGTATTTCTAACCGAGAGGTAAGCTTCGATGATGTAAAGTCTATCTTCTGGCAGATGACAGATGCAGGCGGTCAGTTCTACAACATGCAGCAGGTTCTGAGTGAGACTCTGCTCGGACGCTACAATAAATTGAAGGATGCCTTGGAAATCATGCTTGCCGACTTTGCTAACGGCAAGAATATTATAGGTGGAACTTTCAAGGGTATTCTTGATGTTGTCACCAATCTTGTGCAGCAGATTCACGTCTTGGGTCCTGCTATGGTTGCGGCATTCGCAGGTCCGGCCCTTATGCGTGGAGTTAAGACCCTGGAAGGCGGCATTGGAAAGAGGATACTGAACTCTAAGGGAAATATTGCGAAAGAAGCAGAACTTAAGCTTTTGCGTGGCGAGAAAATAACTCCTGTAGAGAAACAGATTCTTCAGTACAAAAATCAGATTCGGATTCAGGATATTCAGGCACTCGCGAAGGCGAATGCGATAACAAAAGCCGAGCTCAGGCGCTTGTATGTTACCGGTCAGATAACCAAGGAGATGTACAAGCAAGGTATGGCTCTCACAAAACAGGAGGGTCAGGTAAATAGAATCTCCCTTGGTGGAGTTCTGAAGGGATTGGCTAGCCCTAGTAAATGGGGAGCCGCAGGAGGCTTGCTTCTCGGAGGATTGAAATCAGGATTCAGTTCTATCATCGGTTTTCTTGGTGGTCTTCCAGGAATAGCTATATCTGCCGGATCTGCAATTTTTGCATACTACTGGCAGAAGCATCAGCAGCTTAAACAGGATATGGAGACTACGGCTGACGAACTGAAAGACAGGTACACTCAGATCGGCGAGTTCCTTCGCGATAACGATGCAGATAAAGCCATTAAGGACGGCGATGAGAAAGAGATAGAAAACCTTATTGACGCATATAAGGAAAAGCTGAAGGAGATTGCTCCTGAAAAGGAGAATGCTTTCACTATGAGCCTTCTCGAAAAGAAATCGAATGAGGATAGACTTAAGTATCTCAAAGAACAGCTCATCCTTCTCAAACAGGTTGAGGAGAGCACTCAGAAATCTCTTTCTAACGAGGACGCCTATAAGGGATTCGACGAGAAGCTTTCTTCTGCAAAGGAAATAGCAGAAGCGTTCTATTCGGCATCCGCAAAGGCGAATATGATTAATGCCACCCAATCAGACTTTGCTAGCTTCAACTCCTGGGAGGAAAAGTATAAGAATGAGGTGAAAGCCATGCGCGATTATCTCATTAATGAACTTGGAGATATTAGCAACAGCCCGAAGTTGCAGGGTAAGGCTAACCAGATTCTTTCGTCATTTTTTGCAAAGCAGGGATGGAATCAGGATGTTTCTGATCAGTTCCGTGCGGACGTTCTTAATGCGATGGGTGTTGAAACAGGCTTCTACGAGAACAAATTCAAGGATGCTCTCGATAACGCAGTAAACACTTCGTTTCCTTGGATTGGTGACAAGATTCGCAACAACCAGGAATTGACAGATGCAGAAAGGATTCAGGTCTCAAACATGATGAAGGATGCCGCGGCTCATGTTCAGAAAGACTATCCTTTTGCATCAGACGCATTGAAGCGAATGCTTGCGGCTGATAGATTCGAGGCTGTCATTCATCTCGTATTCAGGAACGATGACTCGGACCTCACTCAACAGCTCGAAAAGAATCTAAAGGGTAGTGGTTATGACTACCATGAGAAGAACAAGTACGTCAAGAGTTGGGGAAAGGATGCCGGAGACGACTACGATAAAGCAAAGAGCAACGCAGAGTCGGACATTACTGCTGCCAAAAAGGAACTCAACACCAGAAAGAAGATGCTTGCGCTGGGCAATCTTTCTCTCGATGAGTTTACACAGAAGCAGAAGGAGTACGAACTTAAGATGCAGGCTTATCATGATAACTGGGGCGAATGGTTTACTGGTGACGACAAGAAGAAAAACAAGAAAACCGGTGGTCGTAGGTCAACAGGCGCGCAGACAGATAAGGCTCTTGAAGATTTGAGGAAGCGCATCGACTTATACAAGAAGATGTATGCTGAAATCAAGAAGTTTAAGGAGCTTTATGGAGAAGGTGCTCTTGGTCAGCTTGCTAATGACGGAGAGTTTGAGGCTATATTCAATGATAAAAAGAGGTTCCCTATCTCCGACTACACCAATTATGAGACCTCTATTAAAGAACTCTTGAAGACTCTCCCGGCCTCAACAAGGGAGAGATTGGACTATGCTGCAAACGAGAAGGCTGGCATTCAAACTGAAAACCGAAAACTTCTCGAAGACCAGCGCAGAGAGGAACTGAATGTACTCAATAAGCAACTTGATACTATATCTGAGCAGTATGAGACATACAAGAAGATATATGAGCTGACAGGAAACAAGAAGGGTTCAGAAAACATAGCTTTCGGCGGAACTGTTCAATTTGATACATACAAGAAGTTCCTGGAGGAACAACTTGACATTGCGGTAAAGCACGACAATGTTCAGTCCGGTCTCAACTTTACTACGGATGAGGTTAAGGGAATGAGTCTTGAAAATGTCAAGGATAAGTATGGCGAGGAGACTCGTGTTTACGATATCCGCAAGAAACTGGAAGATGAGAACAACAAGATCAAGAAGGAGACCATCGACCTGATGGCTAGTCTGATTGAAAAGAATGCAACCATCGCCCAGCAGATTGAGGATGAAAACCGCAAATACGAGAGACAGCTTGACCTCATCAAGGGCATCGAAGACCCACAGATGAGAGACAGAGCCAAGGCAGGAGCCACAAAGACTCACAACGAGAATTTGGCAAAGCTCCAGTTTGAACAGTTCAAGCAGGAATCTGATTGGGTTGCTATCTTCGATGACCTCGACAGGGTGTCTTCGTCAACAATCAACTCTATGATCGAGAAGATAGACCAGTTTTCTATGACTACCGGTTTATCTGTAGAATCCATCAAACAACTCAGAGATGCCCTAGATAAGCTCAGAAATGAGCAGATTAGCAGAAATCCGTTCGGCTTCATCTTCGGAGGAGTGAATCGCGGTAAGGCTATCGGAAAGTTCATAAATGAGCGTCTTGGCGGTATGGATGATACTGCGAAGATATTCGTTAGTAAGGAGGAGGCTTCGAGACTTGGTATCGCAGGCGGCGTAAGAACAAAGGCGAGTCTGAAGAATGATCAGCAGTCAGCGTACGCCGACTCATCTAAAGCAATCTCTGAACTTGCGACGAAGATGCAGGCACTCAATACGGTTCTTGACCCGGTAATCAATCTGTTTAAGGCTATGGGCGAAGAGGATTCAATCCTTGGTCAAATTGTTGGTGGAGCATCAGGCGCATTCTCTTCGGCAGCAAGTACAGCCGGGGCTTTTGATACCCTCGGCAAAATGGATGGTCTCGGGTTCCTCAAAGGTGCTGGTCCATACGCAGCAGCCGCTTCCGCAGCGTTGAGCATTGGCGGCTCGCTCATCAAGGCGTTCGGTGCAGACTACAGCAGCTACAACAAGGCGAAGGCTGAGTACGACAACCTGACCTCAATTTGGGATTCTCTCATCTCCAAGAAGACTGAGTACATGAACATCCATTGGGGTACAGAGGCTACAGAGGCATCCAAGGAAGCTCAGGAAATGCTTAAGGCGGAGATTGAGCAGACCAAGGTTATCGCCCAGAAGAGGCTCAATTCTGGTGCTTCTGTCGGATCTCATTCTATTTGGTATCGAATGTGGAAGGGTTCGTACAAGTACAATGGTCAGAATTGGCGTGATGTAGCAGGAGAAATTTCTTCAAAGTACGGAGTTCAGTTCAATGGAATGGAGGATATGCTCAATATGGACTCCGATACTCTTTCAAAGATAAAAAAGGATTATACCGGTCTTTGGGCTAGTATGGACTCTGAGTTCAGGGATTACCTGGAAAAGCTCATTCAGTACGGAGAGAAGGCTGATGACATGATTGAGGCTCTTACAGAGAAACTGACCGGTAACAAGTTCTCTGACTTGGTGTCTTCCTGGGGTGACGCAATGGCAACGATGGCTAACTCGTCAGATAATCTCGTTGAGCACTTCGAGGACAACCTGAAGAAAACCATCTTGAACTCCATGATTGAGAATATATATGGAGACAAGATTAAGGCTCTTTTGAAGAAGACTCAGGGGTACGCAGAGAATGGTGACAAGATCAAGGATTCCAACGGAAATGTCATTTCAGAATTCACAGGAGCCGAGTATGCCGACGTAAAGAACAGCACAGATGAGCTCTCAAAACAGATAGAAGCTACTCGTGACTATCTTAAGAAAGTATATGGATGGTCCGACAACAGCAGTTCTTCTTCTAGGAATTCCATTAAGAGCATTACTGAGGAAACAGGAGACTTGATTGCCTCCTACCTCAACGCAATTAGGCTCAATTGCTCAGTTATGCGCGCAGAGCAGTCTAAGTACTATCCAGAGATGAGTGAGATTGCTAAATCTCAGCTGACGCAGCTTAATGCGATTGCTCGAAATACGTTACGCAATGCGGATGCGGCCGAGAGGATTGAAAGCATATTCGTTGAGTATAACGACAACTTCAATAGAGTTCTTAACGGAACAAAATCATTGAAGATGAAGTAATAATCGGTGGCGCGGATCTATATCCGTGCCCATTTGTATATTTATGCATTTTTAATCAAATATTTCTTGCATATTTATTCTATTTTTCGTATATTTGCAATTATAAAAAGTTGAATTAAGGTATGAAAGATTATTTCAGGATATACATGCAGAAGGAAGGCGATGGGAACGAGGTGAAGGACTCCATCGCCGACTTCGGTATGTATGTTAGCGAGAATCCGTTCAAACCATGTGATGCCGTCAAGGAACCCGTGAAAAGGGAATGGCACGACGAGCATGGTGACGACGAGTATATTGGCAAGGATGGTCTCTATATGGCAGCATACGAGAACAAGGTCAAGTTCCTGTTTAAGGGTGATGCCTTCGGCGCAAACGAGAAGTGTAAGGCTTTCATTGACTATCTACGTAAGTCCGGCATGATGAAGATGTACTGCGACTTCAACAAGATTGGAAGGCAGCATGTGAGACTGAAGAGCATTGATCCGGACCTATACAGATATCCTGGCAGCGAGGACTTGCTTATTCTCTCTATAACGTTCAAGTTTAACGACCCTGTTACTGATATCAAGCCGATTATGTATACACATGGCAGGATTTCAAATTTAGGATAACACAGACACATGAGCACTTGGAATATTTATCATAAGGATGGCTCGAAGCTGACAGGCGTTAACGGAGAGCAGATAACCGTTCATGGATTGGAATACTCCGATTCCTGGATGGGCGAGTGCTTTTTGACTATCAACTTCAAGCATGAAGTGCCTATCAACTTTCAGATAGGCGACTATATTGTCTATCGTGGCGAGCGGTTTGAGCTCAACTACGAGCCGGGCAAGGATAAGCAGGCCAGACCCGACACATATGGAGAGGGCTTCGTATATGACAGCGTAAAGTTCAATGCATTGCAAGATGAGCTTGCCAGGGCAGAGTTCCTCGATGTGGTATTGAACGATAACGAGCTTCACTACACTGCCCTACCGAAATTCCCATTCTATGTACAGACTTTGGATGATTTGCTAGACAGGATCCAGGCGAACCTCGATGAGCAGATTGGTGCAGGTCTTTGGAAGATTTACTCCAGAAATATGGAACGTTCCGTTCAGCGTGGATGCCTCGCGAGCGACTGGCTGTCAATGTACGGCGAAGGAACAAGAGATAACGTCATCGAATCGATGTCTATTACAGTGGATTCGCAGACCTGTTGGCAGGCCCTTGCACTTGTGAACGAGAAGTGGGACATAAACTTCATCGTCAGAGGAAGAAATATCTATGTCGGTACTACCGGAATACAGGCAAACCATATCTTCAAGTATGGCCTCGGTAATGGATTATATGAGATAGTTCAGAACGCTGATTCCGACCAGAGTGTCGTTACGAGATTGAGAGCGTATGGCTCCGAGAAGAATCTTCCTTCTCACTACTATGCGGACCTCGGTGTCAAGTACGTGGCGAACATCACGAAAGTCGTCGGAGCCAGCACGAATGTTGAACTTGAACTGGACCTCGATTATATAGAGACATATTTCAAGAATCCGAGAAAGTATATTGTTCCTGGAGAAACTGGCGAGCAGTCTTCTGGTTGGGTGCTTAAGGTTACATTTGATTTCAAGACTGAGATTACCGGTTATGTAACACAGAAATACAATACCAATAAGTGTAGATTCTATTCGGAATACAGGGGAACGCAGGTAGATAGCGGTGACGAAGAGTCAAGGGAAAACCTTAACACTTTCATCGCTCAGGTTAAGGCGGGAAACACGAAGATGTATATCACATCGGGCCTCAACAAGAAAAATGTTCCTTCGTCCATGAAGGAATATTCAGAGAATCTCCCGAACAATATGTCCATCAACAGACTTATGTTGCCTGGATTCCCTCATGTATCTCTGAGTGACTTCTATGATTCACTCACGGATGAAGAGAAGAAGTATGTGAACCCTACAGGGAAACAGCACAGATTCTCTACTGACCCGCATAGACCATACATCGATTCCATCAACATCGATCAGATTGGTCTTCGTTCGGCATCGCAGTTCTTCGATACCGATGATAAGACGAATGGAGTCGTAGAAATCTACCCTACCATCGAAGAAATGGTTGTCGGTGGCGTGCGTGTGGATGAGATTGACGAGGGTGTTGCTCCTGATGATGACGGCCGATATGATGGCGACCCTGGTCCGAATAATGTTGATATTTATCTCAGCAAAGCTGTTGATTTCGATATAAAAGATTTAGCGGACGACGATTTCTCAATCTCCATGAAAGATGGTATGTGCGGTGGCCGAACGTTCAAGGTAGCATCCTCTACCAAGGTAGATGGAAGATGGAGGCTTACTATTGAGAGAGTCAAGGATGATGCTCTTGAGCTTTGGTTTCCATACAAGGACTACCCTATCAAGAAAGGAGACCATTTCGTTCTTACCGGCATCACACTTCCTGATTCGTATGTCAATGCTGCATCTCTGAAGCTTCTCAAATACGCCATAGCGCTCCTTGATAAGAATGACTATACAAGGTATGTATATCAGCCTAAGGTAGATGAGATTTTCATGGCAAGGCAGCACGACCAAGCGCAGGCAGACGATACAGGAGTTATCAAGAGCCTCCACGATACGCTTAAGGCCGGCGACCTGATGAACTTCAATGATACAGACCTCAATATCGAAGTAATCATCTCTATCGACCAGCTCACGATCAAGGAAGAAGATGGCAAGATTCCTACATACGACATAACTCTCCGCGAGGATAAGGAGGTTGGAACTATCCAAAAGATTCAGCAGCAGATTTCGTCTCTTCAAAACGGAAATGGTGGAACAGGTGCAGGCTTGACAACTACACAGGTTAAGAATCAGGTTGCGACAGAGGGAAGCAAGCACTTCATCTCAAAGATAAACGATGACATCGCAAAAGGTACAGTTACCTTCGAGAAGGTACAGAAGTTCGTGCAAGGCTTCTTCCTCGGTCACTCAAATGAGTTTAGCATAGACGGAAGTGGAAACGCTATTTTATCTAGTGTCTTGGTGAACTTATTGAAGTCACTCGACTTTAATGAGGCAGAGCAGAGCGGTTTTGCTATTAAGCAACGAAGCGATGGTAAGTTTCAAATGTTGCTCACGGATTTGATAGTTTGGGGTAAGGCAATATTCAATACGTTGCTCATCCGTGAACTCAGCTACGTTGGAGGTAATATCGTCCTCTCCCCTGCTGCTGGAAAGATAAGCTACATCATGGAAGTATATAGCGAGACAACGAATGAGCTGATTGGCTGGAAATGCTATCTCCTCGCAGATGATGGAACGACCGCAACAATCAACTCATTTAAGGTGGAAGACCAAGTTAGGTGCAAGACATTCAACATAGCACCTGGTGTTTATGAGAACGTCAGCAACAAGGACTATTGGAGACTTGTCACTAAGGTATCAACCGAGAACGAGGCAATCACCGATGATGAAGGTCACGAACTCTATGACGGAAAGAAGTTTGCATGGATTCAGATAGCAAAGGATAACTGCATGGAAGGCTCGGATAACCCTGCTGTAGGAGATACCATTGTGCTCATGGGTAATAGAAGCGACAAGAGCCGCCAGCACCTTCTGATGATGGAGACCGAAGGAGATTCCGCACCTAGGTTCACTATGTATAGGGGTATCAATACATACTCGCTGAAGGACAAGTCTATCTTTGACGTTTCCTTCGATGGCATCAACATCGTGAGCAAATACTTCAATATGGTGAGCGTCAGTGGCGAGAAGGTATGGACTCCCGTCTATCGTGGTGATTGGAAGGAAGGTACGGAATACAGCTACTATGATGAGGTTACATGGCTTGGCACAAGATGGCTATGTATCTCTCCAGAAGGACAGACCACGACCGATGAACCATCTGAGGATTCGCCTTATTGGAAGGCGACTACGAATATATACAAGCCGCAAGTTATCCTATATACCGATATTGTCTACAGCGGTATATCTATAGGCGAGACGCACAACATTACTTGTAAGTTAATGCTTGGCGATAAAGATGTATCAAACGGAGTAGCATCATGGAAGGTGACACGCAAAACCAATGATTCCTTAGATGATGCTGCATGGGCGACTAAGGATAAGGTTAAGAACTTCAATGGCTCAATAGATATTGTCTGGTCTAATGATGGAACAGAAGACGATTTGGGCAAGGGTGATACTGCGAAATTTACATTCACCGCAACCACCACAACAGGAAAAATACATCAAGAATATATTAAAGTTTAAAAAATAGGAGATTAAAAATATGGGAAAAGAAATTCATCTTTCGGCAACCGCAGCAGTCAGACGAATATTGAAGGGTGATACGTTATCCCTCAGTCTGCAAACGAATGGCGTGCCGCTTTTTCAGGGTTTGAACCCAGATACGTTTACCGTGTCACCTAATTGGAGCGAGAGCGGAACGCATCCTATCATTACTCCATCTGTTGGCTCTGCACGTAAGAACAACGTGACACTGACTAATCACGCATGGGCTTACAACGGCAAGGACTTAGGATTCAGATCTAGCGGTGCTGGATGGGAGACCTCGACTGTTGATAATAGATTCAAACTTAATCATACTGATGGATCTCTTTCTATTGTCGCAGACCTCGCATCTAAGGTCAACCAAGATTCCGATACTCTTACCTATTCGGGTGATGCCGTATTGGGAGCTAGCATATATCCAATGCAGAAAAGCATTGATATATTGGTGTCTATGTTGGGTGGCTCATCTTATTTCGGAGGTGTATCAGCAGATACTACGGTGTTAAGCAAGGGACAGACAGAAGCTATCCTCAGACCTTGGCTGTTCAACTCCGCAGGTGGAGAGGTTTCTACCTATTCTATTAATCTGTATCGTGGCAGCGGAACAGACCTTGCAGGAACTTACGATAATCCTGCGAGCGGAATCATTATTCACAGAGACAAGACAGGAGATACGGATAAGCTCTATGTAGATAGTCACCAGCTCTTCGTTCTTGAATTTATCGTTGATGGTGCAGCAGTATACAGAACTGGTATCAGCATTGATGATATATCAGATATTTATCAGCTTGCCCTTAATTCGGTAGGACAGGTTGATGAAGATAGTAATCAGACGTTCCGATGTATCGTTACCAACTGCGAGACAGGACTAGTGCCGAAGAGTATAACTGGCAATGTCACCTTCGCCATCTATACTGATAGCAATGGTAACATCGAGAATAAACGCTCGGAGACAATGAATTGGGCAAAGAATGTCAGTGATGGGTTCGTTGTGAGGGATGCTGATACAATCGATGAGAACAAAAACATCATCGGCGTATCGGTGTCAGCAGATGCCTATTTAACGGTTGATGATTAGGAGGAACGCTTATGCCAATAGTTAGTAATAAGGCGAATAGAAAATTCGCCCCTTTGGACGTTTCTGTATCAGTAGTGTGCGCATCGCCTAAGTCTCAATTCATGCAGACTATGGCTGGTAATAAATTCTTCCCAGACCGAACCCAGGTCGGCTTTGAGTGTATTGCTTATCCACAAATCAATGCTACGGCAAAGGACGAATCATGGGATAGCAAGCTATCGAATATTTCTCTTGCCAATATGGTGTGGAAGGTTTCTACGGGCACGGAATGGAAGGACATATCTAAGATTAATTCTTGGAGCGGTAAGTATAGCATTGATACAAGCAATACATCTAATCGTGGTTCGCTTACTATAAAGAGGAATCTTTCAAGTAATGATAAGCAGCAGTTGCAATTCGAAGCTGACCTATACGATTACAGAACGAACTCTATATTGCATATCACCGCTGACCCTATCACTCTGTATACGGCAGATAAGGGTGCAGATACCTATGGCATGGGTATTCGGGAAGATACCGATATATCCTATAACCCATTCCTTGATAAGCTGGCTCTCTATGAGTATAAAGTTGCTAATAACATCATATCGGCATCTACAGAAGCAAGAAACGCTTGCTTTGATGGCAATCAGTATGAATGTCACATTCCGATTGATGTATATAAGTCTAAGGATAGAATTACAAGCGGATTCTCTATTGAGTTGTATCGTGGAACGACTAAGATGTCTGCTTCATCTGCTGCAAGCCCTAACGAGATTATATCTATCTCCACATCAGAGATTGTGCTTGACCTTAGAATTGTAGAGAAGAATAATTATACCATCAAGGCGGTAATAGGCGGTAAGGCTGTTGCTCAGTTCCAATTTTCCGCTTCTAGGTTCTATCCTTCTTTCAGTCAGCCTAAGTTCATGGTATGCAATGATATTGAATGGGGTAAGATATACAGAAGCAACAAGGCTATTTTGGAGTACAACGGAAGGGTTGTTGAATACCCTAACCGCATCGTAGAATTGCAATGGCATACCGAAGCAACTAACGGTAATATCGTTACAAGTAAGTCGTGGCAAGAGGGAAATTCATGCTACTTCTCAATCAAGGAGTCTGGTCTTGGCGATGTTGAGAGCGATTATCTTGAAGAACAGATAGAATACGGACAGAGACCTGCCAACGACTATCTCCTTGACGAAGGTGACAATTACCTGCTTGATGAGGATGGCAATCCGTTGATTGATTAATATGTATAATTAAAAAATATAAGATATGGGTGTTAAATTGACAGAAAAGAAGCTTGTGACGGCAATGAATCCCGACCAAACCTTCTTGATTGTAGTAGATGGAGCTCTTCGCAGATTAAGTCTCGGAGACCTTCAGAAAATGATGGGTAATAATATCTTCTACCCAACAATAACTTTAGAGCAGTCTTCTAACCCTAAATTCGCTCTGCCAACGCCATTCATGGCTGATATGTATCAGAGGGCAATGGGTGGATATATGATGAAGGTAGTAAGCGGTAAGGTGTATGCTGCAAAGCTTGACCCTAGCAGCTGGGAGTTCTTTGCTGACGGAACAAAGGTGGATGATGCGTCTAAGTATGAGACGATGGTTCATGTTCCTGACTGTCACTTCAAGGCAGAAGGTAAAACTATGCAATTCGGAGGATTGTTCCCTATTTCGGGCGGTAAGACATTCGATTCTCCTAACTGGGTAGGTGCATATAAAATGTACGTAGATGCAAGCGGTGTTGGTCATTCAAGACCTAACGTTGCCCCTTCGCATTTCAGAACGATGAGCGCATTTTTGGCTTGCGCACAGAAGCTTGGTTCAAACTTCGGTCTTGCAAACTATGGATTTCAATGCCTCATAGAAGCATTGGAACAAGTAAGTTTCGGTGACCTTAATACACAATCTGTAATTGGAGCGGGATTCCAAAGTTCTTCTTGGGAAGCATGTCGTGATGTACCTATGGGTAAGTGTATCTCTCTCGGTGATGGCAGCGGTAATGTGCTCTATAACGATACTACTATCGGTAATCAATACCCTGTCAAATTATTTGGCTTTGAGGATTTATGGGGTAAGCTTTGGGAGTTCCGTCCAGGTATTCGATTCTATATGGAAGGTGATACGAGATATGCTGTTGTCTATAGCGGCAACCGAGTAAGCAATACTGCTGAAGGCAGAAAGTTTACCGTACAATCATCCGCAAATGGAGAGTATATTACACGAAAGACGCTAGGTACATATTGGGATGCCTTTCCACAGGCTGTAGGAGGTGGCGATAGCACATACTACTGCGATGGATTATGGGCTTCGACAAGTGGCGAGCTGCTGAGCGTTGGGGGTTCCGCTGACTACGGGTCGCGATGCGGTCTTTCGTCTGCGTCCTCGTACGACGATTTCTCGCACTCGTGGTCGAACATCGGCGCTCGCTTGGCTTTCTACGGAAACCCGACAATCGTGAGCGGTTCGGAGCTCATGGCGATGTGAGACAACGCCTAGCGTTGGCTGCACATCTGCTAGTGAGCTAGGCAGAAATAGAGAATTAATAAAAATAATATAAAACGCAAGATTGAAACTGGAAAGTTGAAATCTCCTTTTAATAGGATTCGCAGAAGCACAAAAATACAAACAACCCAATTCCGTGCGATAAGATTTTCTACAACCATGGAGTGGGTGAAGAAAAGGTGATACATCATGGAGCTGCTGAACGTTGGGGGTAACGCTAACAACAGGTCGCAATGCGGTCTTTCGTATGCGAACTCGAACAACGATTTCTCGAACTCGAGGACGAACATCGGCGCTCGCTTGAATTACTACACAAGATTTCTATTTTTAGAATGACGATATAATTTACACTGTTCCTCGCAAGTCGTAGAGCTACGAGATAGCTTGGACGAGAGAGCACATGATTGAACCTGTCTCGATGGAGGAATATTTATTCTGACAGAGCGAAGATCAAAGGCGTTGGGTATGAGTGGTTGGGTATGTCCGATTACAACAGAGTCCCCTCTCGCAAGTAAGTGATACAGTTGTACGTATGTGCCGAAAGCCAGTGAGCCGAGAGTGTAGAAAGCCTATTAAGGATAAGCGGTTTTTGAAATATTGGTTGAAATATAAATGGATGACGGACACACATGAGCTGGCGTATAAGCGCAAGGCTAAACTGCGCAAGAAGCATAGAAAGGTGAAGGCAGAACTTGTTTGTGATATGACTAACCTCAATATTGCGGTAAGGAAATCACGCAAGGGCAAGGAAGGCAAGAAGGGAGTTGTGATATTCGATAAAGACTATAATGGTAATCTTTTGAGATTACAGAGAAGTCTTATAGATGGAACTTACAAGACTAGCGAAGGGCACGATTGTATGAGACGATGCCCTTGCGGTAAGGTAAGAAAGCTTCATAAGCTTCCGTACTACCCAGACCACGTTGAGCAGCATGCCTTGATGCAGATTCTGATGCCTTACCTTATTAAAGCTCTCTACATAGAGAGCGGAGCAAGTGTAAAAGGCAGAGGAATGATATACGCAAAGCGAAGGACGGAACGTTGGATAGATGAAAATAAGTCGTGTGGGAGGTTGTATTACTGCAAACTTGACTTTATAAAGTTCTATGAGAACGTAGACCAGCAAGAGATATATGAATCTCTATGTGATTTCTTTACCGATGAGGGTATCAGAAGACTTCTGCATGAAGTTATCTTTGCCCTACCGAAAGGTCTAGGTATTGGTCTGTATCCTATTCAGACTCTTACCAACTTCTATATGAGTATCTTATGTAGATTGGTATGTAGAAAGTTCGATGTCAAGGTTGAGATATATTGTGATGATATGGTTATCCTCGGCAAGAATCAGAAGGAAGTATGGAAAGCCGTGAACTTCATAAAGCAATACGCACATGATGTGATGCACCAGGAGTTGCATAGCAATATCGGGATGCAGATAATTGATGATTCTCATTTCCTTGATTTCGTGGGCTACCGTTTTTATTTCAACCATACTTTATTGAGAAAACGCATGAAGGAGAAATTCAAGAAGAAGATGCACAACCTTAAAAATCCTATGAGGAGATACCAGGTAGCTATGAGCTACAAGGGTTGGCTGATGCACTGCGATGGTTTTAATCTTTGGAGAATGATAACGAAAATGAATAGTTTTGATGATTTTAAGATGCCGCAGATTGAGGACAGAGATGCCAACGGCAAGAGAATGTTCGAAGGTCAGAGGATGAGTGCAATCTACTTTGCCGAGAGAACTATTGTTTTCCTTGATGTTGAATTTGATGTAGATAGCAAGGTTCATAAGTCAGGGAAGAGCAATGTTGTTAGCGTTGAGGAGAATGGACAGAAGTTTAAGTTCTTTACTAACAACAAGAAACTCGTTGAGCAGTTGCAATGGTGCTCAGACAATGATAAATTCCCGTTCCTGGGAAAGTTGCGTAGAATGAATCAGAGCGGCAACCCTGATTTCAGAATCGTAGGAACAAAAGCATAAGTGTAATATTAAAAAAAGAAAGGATATTGTCATGAATATTAAAAAGTCTACATTCGATTACTCACCTAGTCTGATTGAGTATGAGGGTAATACTATTCGCATCAATTTCGATGTTGAGCAGATTGAGTTAGAAAACGGCATGGATAGCAACAAAGGCAAAAGAACTACCCGAATGGCTTATGCCGCCCACGTTGTCCGTATCGAGCAGCCTGTGGAGCGAGGTAAGGTTGTTGATGCTATCGTAGTATCCGCTTACCCGACAGACAAGATGCAGGCTATCATCAATAACCATTTCGCTAATCTTGCCAAAATTGCAGATGGGAAAAAGCTCGATGCCGATGACGAGGAACATGAAGCTGAGTATGAAGAGATGCAAGCTTGGCGCACGAAGGCGAAGGCTGTTGCAAAGGAGGTTATGGAAGAATATATCAGAACTCATTAGAAGGAGAATAGCTTATGACAAGAGATGTACATCTTTTTGCCTCGCAGCGTGTCAACCGCAAGTCACGAACTGACAATGAAGAGGTGTTTAGGGAGAAAGTGACGCTTATCACCAATAAGCAGATGAGCATCGGCAAACTGGATGACTTTGCTCAGTTGGTGGCTGACATGGGCGATTGCGGTATTCTTATAGGAGAGAATCGTATTGCGCTGAAAGCCGAACAGGTTAAGGTGTATAACGGCACTACCGAGGTGGCGTTGTTTGAAGGCGGCAAGCTCAATGCTAACCTTATTAATGCTGAGACTATCAACGTGAATCATGTTTATGCAAGGAGTTCGGAAGGTGCAAGTGTCATAGGTCATTTTGGTAACTTCGATAAAGCGGATGCTGTAGTTGGTAATGATAAGTGTCCGCTTTGGCTTGGTGCAGCATTGGCAAAGGATGCGCCTTTCAGAGTAACGAAAGATGGTTCGTTATATGCGTCTAAGGGTATATTTGCAGGAGAACTGAAGGGTGTGACAGGCTCTTTTTATAGATTGACTGCGGTTAGTTCTGATGGAACTAAAAGCGCTGGTTCAATATATTTTGATGGTTCTGGCCGTATAACATTTGATGCAGATATTTATAATCAAGGATATAATTCTGCGGAGAAAAGAGGTTGGCGTTTCTATGCTAATAATGTATGGTGTCGTTCAGCCTTTGGGCATCGACAGAGTACATTGGCAGTGGTAGATGGTGGTAGTATGCGCGTTTATCCAGACGGATATGATAGCGGATATACAGTTATGGCTCTTGAACATACTAATTATGACAATAAAACCGTATACAAAATTCCATTGTATAGTCCTAATGAAGAATCGAACGGATGTCCTATTGATATAGTAGTATTCAATCCTCTTCGAAATATTGCTACAAATTATTACGAGTTTGTACCTGGAGGAACAGGTAAGCGTTGGATGGCAATAAATGCCAATGACCGTAATAATAATATATATTTCTGTGATGTCGGTGGATGGCATCAACTTCATGGTGGAGAAACAATAAATCTTGTATATATACACCCAGAATTACTTAAACCTAGCCAGGAGGATAAGACCTATTTCGGTCGTGGTATCTTCTGGAGCGGAGTAAATGACTTGAATTGGTCGGAAAGATAATCATAAAAGCAAAATAAATATGAAAAAGAATTTTAATGTACCTTTCAAGAATTGGAAGGGTGAGGTGATAGTAACACCAGTAAAGAACGAGAACGGAGAGGAAACCTATAAGACACAGATTATGGGCGATATTGTAGGTAAGGTACTCTTCGAGGTGATAGACAATCAGAGTATTCAGCTATCGGGCGAAGAAAAGCTGCGTGCTTATCGGGTAGCCTGCAAGATAGGCAAGGATGCTGAGAACGTAGACATCGAAGCCGAGGACATTATTCTTATCAAGAAGATTCTCTGTCCTGTCATGGCTGTAGGTGGATATGGTCAGATAGTTGATTTGTTAGAAGGATAAGAACAGATAAGGCGGTTCACTACATGGTGACCGCCTTATTATTTTCTCGTCCGTCAGCGAAATATGGGAGCATCAGAGCCACCGAAAGATGGAATTAAATCACTAAGATAGCCATATCTACCTTTTCTTCGTTCCTCCTCTGCTTGCGTTACTAGACCTTTCTGCATTCTAACAGCGAAAGGAAGTTTGTCGAACCCAGAGATACCATCTATCCAGTCGTTAGGGTGCGGATTACACTTGTGCTCCAACTCTCGCTCTCCAGGAGTTCATGGCAACCTACTGCCACCTACTAGGTACATCATTTGATTTTCGTATGGTTCTAACTTTTTCATAATCTTAATGTTTTAATTTCTGCCGCAAAGTTACGAAAATAATCTGAAAGCGCAATGTTTCTGTTACCAAAAAACGATAAAATGGTAACAAGAATTTGGTAACAAAACTTTCAGATTGTTACTTTAGCAAAGTTTAACTTTAAATTTTTGCTCAAAATAAATATTTTTGTGCAGAATTGTTTATTTTTGCAGAACTTTCCTTATTATTAAGAATGAGGAACTAAGAATAAATAATAAATCAAAAAACAAAAGGAGAAGAATTTATGACTAAAGAGGAAGAAGATGAAGTCCATCGGTTAGTTCAATCAGTCGGTGTTGTACAGTTGTCAA